GACACTGATTGGAACAGCGATTTCAGTGGTAATTATGGCTATTGAATTCATAGGGCTTGGGATTATTGATCGTCCATTCAAAAAGAAAACCAAAAAAGATAATAAAGAGGAATAAAGTCTAAGGGCTATGGAAACATGGCCTTTAAGCTTTTCTAGAAAGGAGTCAAAATGACAGTAAAAGAATTTTTGGAAAACAACAAAGCAGCAATTATGTACGATTTCGCAAATAAGGAATTGGAGAAGATTTTAGCGCGATCAAAAGAATTGAATAAGAAAATGAAAACATTACCTGACAAAAATTCAGTAGAAGGATTAAACATTCTTGTCGAATCGCAACGTTTAGCAGGAAAAATCGAAGGTATTAACCTTATCATGGAAGAACTCGAACGCCTCGCAAAAATCTCATAGTGTATAATGAGATGAAAGGAGGAATGTAAGATGATTACATTGATAATTTTAGGAGCTATTTTATTAGGAGCGATAGTAGTTGGAATAGCACTGCTCTTAGCAGGAGGTATTTCAATACTGTTCACTTTCGGAGATGTGATAGTGGCAGGATTGATAATCTATGCTATCATCAAACATATCTGGAAAAAACATCACAAAAACTAGGAGGGGCCTACATAGGCTTCTCCTTTTATATTTTTAAATTAAAGGAGGATACAAAAATGGTAGTAAAGTATGTTGAGGATTTTGTTGGATTGGACGGACGTTTCTACGAGAGCAAGGTAGCTTCAGATTGCTGCTCAGTGCGTTTAGTTCCGGACTGCGGAGGGATGATGTCTGCTATATTCTTATATAGGGACAATGATCAGAGTATGATAATTCCATTCTCTGGGAAAGATCTTTCTCAAAAAATGGTATATCTGGACAACAATATATTTGATATTCATGTTGCTTCTGGCATTATCGACCTGTCCGGGTTCAAAGCTGTTAAGATGTCAAAATACATTGAGCTGAATGCAGTTATGAAATCTATAGGCAAGAGCCCGTTGTTCAAAAAGAGTGAAAACGTCCCTATCGATGCCAGGAACATTGTGAAGGATGTGTGCCATGTAATTGAATTCAATGATGACAGCTTCGAGCACCTGTTCGAAAATATGAAGGAGGGATTATAATGTTTAAAACTTACATTGATATTTCTAGACGGAATTATATTTACTATACGGTTCACGATATTATTACGATGCGTAATGGCTGGGACGTAATAACCACTGTCACTAGACCAGATCATATAAGGATCTACTTCTCTTATAAATGGTTCCAGTACGGCAAGGTTCAAGCATTCAAAAAGGCGGTGAAAAACTATGCGAAAAGAGTCAAATATTATGATCGCACCTCTATCCCTAGATATTTATTTTCACAAGAGACAAGACCATCACCAGACAAATTCCAAAAAGCGCTCGCAGAGTTTTCCTACGCAGCCGCAGTTCAAGGAGGTATTAGATGCGGAGATATCGAAGCTATAGTCAATGACGATGGCATAGTAATAGGATATAAAAGATAAGGAGGTAATTAAAATGAAGATTATTATGTGTATTATAATTGTAGCTTTTGCATATGGAGTTGGTGTACATGTTGGCAGGAACACAACAAAGATGTCTTGTCCAGGCATTATCAAAATGGCTAGGGACGAGGAAGGAGGAGGATACTACTGTGCTCTTGAGGTTAATGGCAAAGACTCTCTTAAAGATATGTACAATTCCGATACAGTAATGTTCGAAGTTAGGCGTATGTCGGACACGCAAATAAAACAGGGCCTATAATGAGAACTTTATTGTTATAACATTGAAAGGAGTCAAATATGGCAAGAGAAGAAGGAACTGAAAACTTAAGAGAGGTATTAGAGCAGACTATTATTGAAGAGGACAATAAACTCTTCGATGAAAAGATTGGAGACGAGCGAAACGCTATTGCCGACAATTTGGTTAGCTTCTACAAATTGAAATTAGAAGAAGATAAGCTCACACAGGAGCGTGATATCAAAATGAAAGAGTTTGATCATAAAGAAAGAGAACTCGACATTAGAGAACGCGAATTGGAGCAGTCTAAAACTAATTCAAAATTGGAGTTGATCAAATCCGGAGTAACGCTGGCCGCTTGGGCCGGTCTTAGCATCGGAGTGATGGTCTTCGAAGGTAATGGAGGCGCAATACTTAGTAAGGCATTTCCGGGGATCTTTCCAAAGACGAAGATCTGAGAAACAAAAAAGTTAAGTTTATAGGCTATGGAAACATGGCCTTTAAGCTTTTCGCAAATAAATCTTAGATTATAATGAGAACTTTATTGTTTTAAGTTGAAAGGAGAATTAAAATGAAAGAAAAAACTAAACAGAAACTTAACGAGGCAAAAGACTATGTTATTGAGCACAAGAGTGATATCATCGCTTTCTGCGCTACGACTGTAGTTGCAGTTGCAGTTGGTCGTGCTTGCGGTACTGTTATTGGAAAGTACATTGGCATGACAAATGCAGAAGCATACAGAAACGGGTGGCAGAAAGGCATGAGCGATTTTCACGATCGTATGCTGAGAGACAACATTGAAAATGCTGAAGTGGTTAAAGCTTTAGTAGAATTTCAGGATCGAAACACAAAATAATAAGGAGCGAAGTTTATAGGCTATGGAAACATGGCCTTTAAGCTTTTCTAAGAATAGGAGTCAAAACGATGACAAAGATAATACTATTGATCTGCATAATAACATTATATGGATTAGCCATTGTTTTATTTGCTGCTAATGTATTATATTTATAGGAGGAATTCAAAATGACGGTAAAGATATTTGCAAGCATAGGAGTAATAGCAACATTTATATTGGTAGTTATGTTTGTAGCATTAATTATATCCGGCATCGAGGTTTTGGTAAACGATCGCAGATATAATAAGCGAATAAAGAACAGGTTCAAAGGCGGTCCTACAGCAAAATGTTTCTGCAAAGACTGTGAATTTTACAATGAAACAAGCAAACCAGATAAATATAATCATGGCGCTGGTGATTGTAGGGCTCATAATGGATGGGGTGTAATGGATAGCTGGTATTGTTGGACAGCAACTCCAATAGACTACGATGAAGCAAAAAGGAGAGAGGAAATTGAAAAGGGAAGATAAGATGTTCATAGTCTGTGTTATAATGATTGTGATACTTGCATCATTTCGAGCATGGATGCAATACGACTACGTAAAACAGCAAGAGGAAACCAACAGGATCGTAAAAGAAATCCAAAGAGATATTTATTAGGAGTTAGTTATTATGGATACATTCTTATTAGCATTCTTAACAGCGTTTATAGTACTGATGATCTCAGAAAGACGCCATCGCAAATAATTCATTTATTATAATGAAGGAGGTGATAAAATGGGCAAAGAAACTTTATTGAAGATTGGTCAGATTGGATGCACTGCATTAGCAGGATTCTTAGGAATCTGTTTGACACAGTTAAGTATCGATAAGGCAGTCGATAACAAAGTAAAGGCTTTAGAATCAACCGACAAAAAAGAGGATGAGGACTAATTCAGGTCCTCTACCTTTTCTAGAAAGGAGTCAAAATGAACACTGAACAGGTAGGATATTTTATTAAAAGAAACATGCCTACTATATTATCTATAGGTGCGGCTGTAGGTGTGGTAGTATCAAACATCCTTACAAATAAAGCATCCATCAAAGCAACACTTAAAGTTGACGAGATTGAGAAAAAGAAGCATAGAGAGCTTACGTTTATTGAAGAGGTAAAGGTTGTAGCTCCGATTTACGCTCCGTCTATTGTAGTTGGCGCTGCTACAATAGGGTGCATCTTTGGATCAAACTTCTTAAACAAGAAACAGCTGGCAGCATTAGCAGGAGCTATGAGTCTCTTACAGGCTAACTTTAAGCGATATAGAGAGGAAGTAGTACACGAGGTAGGCAAAGAAAAAGAAGAAAATATTTGGAAAGCTAGCAGAGCTCCAATTACGAAAACAGTATCTGAGCAGGAATCAAAATTCGTAGATACAACGGGATTGACGTTCTTTATTGACAGTCTTACCGATGAGGGTTTCTATGCCGACAAAGCGACAGTAGAATCAGCTATATTAAAGCTGAATAGGAAATTGGCATTAAGCCCTGCTCACACGGTAACTTACGATCAGTTTAGATACGATCTCGATTTGCATCCAACAAGTTTCGGAAGCGTTGTAGGTTGGTCTAAGATCGATATGGACGAGAATGACAAGACAAACGAATGGGTTGATATTCAACTTGTGCCGTTTGAAAACACTGATGGTTACTATATACGGTATCTTGATTTACCGCATGGGTTATTCATGGAAACTAAACAGGAAAAACGAGAAGTTAAAGGCTGGTTCAAAGACATGGAATACAGTTCAAGCATGCTGATATAAGAAAGGAGAACAAAATGAGTTTATTAAACAGTTTAATTAAGGAGGCAAATAAGGTTCCAGTCATTGCCGATAAGAATGCACCAATGCTTCTTATGATTGCTGGGATCGGAGGATTAGCTGCTACTGTAATCAGTGCGGTTAAAGCTACGCCAATGGCAATTGACAAAATGGATGATGAGATTGCAAACAGATATGAAAATGGAGAGATCGAATATGAGGATCTTCCAATGTCTGTAGCAAAGTCTGATATGGCTTATAGATTTGAGGAACTTGGACCAAAGCAGATAGTAAAGTCTTGCTGGAAGTGCTATGTCCCTACAGTGATTTTAGGGGCTTTAAGTATCTCAGCATTCATTGGATCATACAAAATCAGCACAGCCAGACTTACAGCTATGACAGCAATGTATGAGTTCACAGCAAATGCATATGACAGATATCGTAGAAACGTAGCTAAGGTATCACCAAAGACAGATGTCAAAGCTACCAAAGCTGCTAGGGACGAACGGGTAAAAGAGATCCCAGAGTCAAAGTTTGATGGCATGCCAGAAGGAAAAGAGGTTTGTATCGACCTATATACGGGTAATGTATTCTATTCGACAAGAGAAGAAATACTGCAGGCCGTTGGAAAGATAAAGGATCGATTCCTTGGCGGTGAGATGTTTATATCTCTTAACGAATTCTATGATGAAGTAAATGCAAGTCATGTGGAAGTAGGAGATGATGTAGGATGGTCACCAGACACTTATGTGGATGTGCAGTTCGACTCAACGTTAAGGAATGGAAAGCCGTGCCTGACAATTGGATATTTCGCAAATCCGAGGTTTGATTACCGCGAGTTAATGTAAGCTCGCAAAAAAATCATATATTATAATGAGAGATATACCAAAAAATTTAAGGAGGACAAAAGTATGTCAGAATTACAGAATGAGAAAACAGAGGTTATGGTATCAGAGGACGTTAACACAACGCCTGCAACTGAGGAATCTAAGGACGACGATTCATTAGGCAAACTTGGGATTGCACTGATCGGATTAGCGGCTGTCGGAACTTACACGCTTGGAAAAGCGGCAGTTAAGGGAGGCATGAAGTTAGTCGAGAAGGTAAAAGAAAAGAGAGCCGACTTGAAGAGGTTTAAAGACTCTAAAGATGCAGACTATCGTGAAGCGGAACCTGAAGAGACTGATGAGGATCAGGATGAAACTGAAAACGAAAAGTAGTACTTAACAAGATTGGAAATCTTAAGGTCTGGGATCATGGAAACATGGTCTTAGACTTTTTTCTTAGAAAGGAGCTAAAATGGAAAGATTGGAGAGCAACTCAATCGCTACTGGCGCAAAGGCAACAAAGAAGAAATCTACAAAATCTGAAGAGCGTCAGAAGATTGAAAAAGTGGTAAAGAATAGAGTAACGACTCAGAAAAAATCCCTGGGTCAGAAATTCGGAGAAACATTCTTAAGCGATGAATCCGAAGGTGTTGGATCGTATATCTTTAATGATGTTCTGATTCCAGCGTTAAAGGACACATTCGTTGATATGGTTGAAGGTGCTATCAACATGGCATTCTATGGCGATACAAGACGTAGATCACGTGGACGTAGTAGCTTCAGTCGTGGTAGCGTAGAGCGAGTATCATACGATGACAGGTTTGATGACCGTAGACGTAGATCGGCTCCTCGAGGACGGGCTAGATACGATATGGACAACATCCGATTTAAGACTCGAGCAGATGCAGATTTAACTCTTGATACCTTAACTGAGTATCTTGACAAGTATGATTCTGTATCAGTCGGAGATGTATACGAGTCACTTGGTATTCCGACACAGGCAAATGACTTCCATTATGGTTGGTATGAACTTGGTGGAGCTCATATTAGAAAGTCTAGAGACGGCGGATATGTATTAGAGATGCCGAGATTGGAGGAACTTGACTAATGAGCAAAATCATTGAGTTTGGAAGCAGGACTATTTATGATTGTGAAAATTGCGGTTGTAGATTCTCGGATAGAGAAAACATCAAAGAAGATAAGCTTTATTCTAAAGGCGAATTAAAAGCAGTTATATCTTATATCGAATGCCCGCATTGTGGTAAGAGATATTATGGAATAGCAACAAGATAGGAGGACAAAAATGATTAAAATTATTGAACCAGGAACTAAAACCGTGGCCGAATGCAATAGCTGCGGTTGTAAGTTCTCTTATGAGAAAGAAGATATTCAGAGTCGTCCACACAAGACACCTGATGGATGTGCGCCAAGTATTACAAAACTTCCAAAATTATTGGAGTATTATGTATTGTGCCCACAGTGTGGAAAGGATCTTACGGTTATTTCAATTAAAATGCAGAGAGCATAAGGAGGTATAGAAATGGGAAACAAAGTAAATCATCCAGATCATTATCAGAATATTGCTGGCGTTGAGGCTATTGATATTCTGAATGATGTGGTTAAGGACCTGCCAGGCAAGCAGGCCGCAATGTTATGGAACGCTATGAAGTATCTGTTCAGATTCCAGAAGAAAAACGGTGTTGAGGATCTAAAGAAAGCTCGGAATTATCTGGACTATCTGATTGCAGATATGGATGCAACATGCGATGCAGCAGAGAAACTGTGGGATACATGGTATTCAAATGAGTACGGACGTATATGGATATTCGCAGGAACGAATCCTAAAGGAATGCCAATGAAGTTAATCTTCGAGACTAAGGACGCTGCAGAAGAATTCAAGAGCGTATTTTACAATATGATCAGTGAAGGATACGACGAATTCTCAATCGCAGATGCATGCTTAGAGATGAAGTTCCAGTTCACAAAAGGAAACAAATGGAGCAATTGGGATGAGCTTGTACCATGGGAAAAAGTTCATGACAGATTCACTATCAAGGAAGCGGATGGCAAATATGAATTGATATTTGTCTACAAGGAACAGAAAGCCGAAGAAACAAAACCAAAAGACATGTGTGTTGTATTCGAAACGAAAGATTTTGGTAAAATGAAAGTATACTATTCTGCAAAGATGTGTCCTGGGGCATGTACATTGATTCGATTCGAAAGCCAATTAGCTAGAGATCTGTTTGTCGGAAATTTCTTTAATGCACTTAATAAAGAAGAGATTAAAGCGTTTTCAATTATATATGTTATGCTTAAAGCATATCCTAACTTCAAAGGTGTAGTCGGTGAATTCACAAGAACCATTGCATGGAAAAAATGTTTCAAGAACTTTGTATTTTCTAAGGATGGGGATGAATATGGTTTAATTTTCGTTTATAAGGACAACAATGCCATTGATTATGTGGATCGTTTAAATGGCGAAGAATGGTATGCTTATTTCTAACAGAAGGAGGAATTCAAAATGGGAACTAAAAATTCGGCAACTGTAAAAGCCGACAAAGCAAAAGTAGATAAGGCAATTATCATTGTTTCAGGAACAAAAGAAGAACCGTATTTCGAGATTCTTTACCATCTACTTGGTGAAGATGATGACAGAATCGGTTTTGGATCATATTGTTTAACCAATGTATTCAATTGGAAAGATCAGTATTTAGATATTGTAAGTGATAAGGGGGAAAAATAAATGAAAGTATTAAACGCAGCAGTAACAAGTTTATCAACAGTAGTAGGTCATACCAAAACCTGGACCAAAATGAACTCTCCGGAGATCATGTTATTTGCAGGTATTGGAGCAGGTATTGGAGCTCTGATCATGACACAGCGAGCTACTCTTAAAGTAGAAACAGTAAAGAGTAAGGAGGGAGCAACAAAACAGAAGATTGCAGAAAAAGCAGCAATGTATGAAGAAGATCCGGAATCTCTCGATAGACCTTATACGAGAGATGATGCAGCAAACGATATGGTTCTCTTAAAGAGTAAGACAACACTGGAGTACATTAAGCTCTATGCAGGACCTGTAATTCTTGAAGCAGTATCTATCGGTCTTATTCTTGGATCTCATCACATTATGAAACAGCGTCAGGCAGCATTAGCAGCATCTTGTGCAGCAATTGCTAAGGCTTATCAGACATACCGTCAAAATGTAATTAACAAGTACGGCGAAGAAGTCGATCAGGAGATGCTGTATGGTTCTGAAAAAAAGACAGTTAAGAAGACTGAGACAGATCCAGAGACAGGTGAGAAAAAGAAGGTAACTGAGGAGCAGGAGATTATCAGAAACTTCGGTGGTTCACCGTACGCAAGACTATTCAACAGAGAGAACTCTACTGAGTGGTTCAACGACAATCCTCAAAATGAATTCATGCTTGCACAGCGTGAGAAGGAAGCAGATACACGGTTAAAATGCGAAGGAATCCTGACACTTAATGACGTATACCGTATGATCGGTCTGAAGCCTACTGACATTGGTCTGACGCATGGTTGGAGATACAGAAGCCAGAAAGATCCAGACTATGGTAAGTTCGACAACAATGTAACATTCCTGACCAAGTGGGTTATGGTTCCAAATGAGGAAACTGGTGAAAATGAGAGAACATTACTGATCGACTTCAACTGTGATGGTTGCATTTATGGCGAAGTATCACAGAGATGAATCGATGAACAGATAATACTTAGAGACGGTGTATTAGATTACCCTTGGCAGCAGTGGTGCTACTAAGGGCGGTCTAGGGCCGTAGGAAGGAGTCAAAATGAGTACTACAAATTACAATAGCCATTATACATGCTATATAGCAACCGCTTCAATCGCTGTAGCAACAGAATATAACAAAAACCCAGATGCAGACTTCATTGCTATTGAACATGAACATATGGATGCCATTGTGGAGTATTTCAAGGATCACGCGTTTTACAAATACAATACTGATTTAACTATGGATGGTCAGCTTAAGTTCAAGGGTAAGCCAGTTATAGCATATATTGGACAGCCTATAGGAAGCAATAAAAGTGACATAGGATCTATGACAGCCGAGGAAATGAAAAGGATGCTTAACAAAGTTTATGGTGCTACGAAGTATAACCAGGGAGGTTACAGTGTATAGATGTGATGGATGCGGTGAGGTATGTGAGGAAAACGAACTTACAGAGTTAGAGTTCTTTCAAGGCGTACCAACGCAAAACTTATGCAGTAAATGTCTGGCAAATATATTTGTAAAGAAGGAGAAAAAGAAATGAAGAACGCAATATACTTAGACAGTGACTTTGTACGGGAGAAGATGGATTCCGTTAACGTGTTGCTCAGACGATTTGAGACGCTTATCAATAGCACTGATGGTGTCCTCACAGGTCAAATGATATGGAGAAATATCTTACACGCTTTAGACATTAACACTAAACAGGAGATCATTGATGCTTTTGGTCTTTTCAGTTTAGATGACAAAATATATGATATCAAGTCAGTTGTATTGTACAAAGATGCTAAGACATGTGACACATACTTACTGTTCAATGTACGTAATGCCAATGAAGAAAATATCGACAATAGTAAAGCTGCTGAGGCATTTGCAAAAGTCTACGCAAGGCTTAATGAACTTCAGGAGAAGACAGATGTCAAAATAGCTGCTAAAATTACAACCGACGGTATAGAAATTGAAGCTTCTAAGGACAACCTTGTATACCGGATCATTATTCCGAAGTTTACACTCGACGAAGCTGTAGGTATAACGATTCCAATTGAGAACACACTGGATGATGTTATGAGAAAAATGATTGATTAAAAAGGGGGGTCAAAATGAAAGAAGTTTATTTGAAATGTGACATGATTCCATATAAAAAGAGTTCTGTCAATGCGCTGATCGATAGACTTTACACGATTACTCAAAGTAATTATGGAGTCTTATCAGGCAATGTTATATGGTTCGAACTTTTAGATCGTTTAGGAGTGGAATCAGAAAAAGAAATCCTGGACGCTTTTGGCATTAACGATTTAAAGTCTAAGATCTATAATATTACTGATATTGGTTTATACCAAGATATCGAAAGTATGTGCGTATACCTGATGTTCAAAATAGATGATTCAGTGAAATGCGGGACTGAGTGTGTGGCTAAAGATATATCCGACATCTATACATACATCAATAAAATTGAGACAAATTCTCAGCTGAAAGCAAACATCGAGGTTACAACTGACGGTGCAAGTGTTAGCTTCCCTAAAGACGATCCGGTCGAGCATGATATTGTAAACAATGTGTTTGATTCAGCAAGGGCGATTTATAAAGGTCTTAATAAGATCAAGTCTGAAACAGGAGTCAAAACAGGCGTTGTCATAACAGGATTAGGAGTTCATTTCGATTCTGTTAAGGATAAATTAGGATTCAGTATCTCTGTAGAGAAGAAAGAACTCAATAATGCAGCTGATATTACGATACCTATTAAGAACACAATTGATATTGCTATAAAGAAGGTAACAGAATAAAAGGAGGATTCTTCTATGTGCGACAAAACAAGAGAAATGTGTAATTGGACTGTAACAGAACGCGATCTGGCCATCTTCGAGCGTTGGATGAAAGGTGACAGTGCTCGTATGATAGCAATGGACGAGTATGTCTCTACTCAGAGAATATACCAGATCATTACTAAGGTACGGTTATTCCGTGGTGATGAGGTCTACAAAGATCCGTATGATCTGAGATACCTTCAGTCAATTACCCCTAGAACTAGAAAATTTTTAGTTAAAAGAGGAGCCAAAAATATTAAAGAACTAACTGAATGGGTGAAGCGCAACAGACTTACAGACATTCCTGGGGTCGGTGATACCATTGAACAAAAGATACTCATTCAGCTTCATGACTTTATGCGCCAGAGACGTGAAGAAGAGCAGAATAAGAAATCAGAATAAAACTTGGAGGGATTTTAAAATGAAGAAAATTACTAAAGGATTATGCCTGTTACTTGCTGTTGTTATGTGCTTAACAGTAGTTCAACCGGTAAATGCAAAAACTAAATACGCCAAGGCCGAAAAGAATTTAGCTTACACATTAGCTGTCTTCCAGGATAGCGAACTGTTGGACCCAGACTCATTCAAAATAAGAAAAATTAGTAGAGTTAAATACGTACTAAATAAGGATAATTTCGAAGTGTATGCGGCATGCGGTATTCTTGATAGCTATAGGACGATCACTTGGAGGGTGGATTATACAGCGTCCAATGCTTATGGCGGAAACGTTAGGGAAAGTGTATATGTTACTTCTACATGGAATTATTGCAGTGAATACGATATTGATTTTGAAGATTATACTGACAAAACTAGCTATGCTAAAAGCAGCAAGAGTAAGTCATTTGTTAAGAAAATCAAGAAGCTTACGTCAAAATACTATAAGGAATTTTAAGGGGGGTCTAGGTATGATTGGATTTTGTAAATGTGATATTTGTGGAAAAGTGTATCACCAAGATGAGAACAAGAACTATGATGGAATCATGATTTGGTATACTGATCAAGAGACTGGCACTACTATGCATGGAAACCGAAAGTATGATATTATTGAACCGAATGGAGAAACAATGAAAGGATCTCCAGAGATGATGGATGTATGTCCTGCCTGCTTTGGACGGTTCTGTGACTGGATTAAATCATTTAAGGAGGAGAACAAATAATGAGAGGAATTTGTAAATGTGATTTATGTGGCAATGTATACGATGAAAAAGCGAACCCGGTATATGATGGCATTACTGTATGGTGGAAAAACAAGGCTGGAGAAAACAAGTTTCCGGCGTCAGCTTCTCAGTTAAGCACACAGAGTGGCGATAAGCTTACTGACATGCCAGCAGTTATGGATCTTTGCCCTAATTGCTTTGAGCGATTCTACAACTGGATAAAAATGTCTAGGGATGAAAACTTTCCAATGAACAAACCTGAATAACTCGCATAAAAAACAAAGCTTATAATGAGAAGAGATGCGTAATAGCACAATAGCAGTGCACTGGTATCCCCATACCAGAGATGTGGGTCCATATCCCATTTGCATCTCCTTTCATTTTTCGAAAAATAGGAGGAATCAAAATGAACAGAATTATCGATTGGTTTAGAAAACCGGCAATTATGAAGAAACTTTATCTCACAGGTGGAGATTGGGACGGTGACATTGTTATATACAAGCACCATAAGTATTATGTGAACATCCAGACAGGGGTGGTGATGAGAATTGAATAGCGTGTTTATATTTTTCAGAACTTTGAGCTTATTCATTTTAGGCGGTCTTATGTTTGCTGGTGTGGTACATACCGTAAAATGTATTTTCAAGAAACATGATATTGACTTGATTTCAGAATTTGTGATTATTATCATCGGAATGTGCATAGCTGTATCATGGTCAGTAGATTTGCATTAAGGAGGTTATTATGCAGGAATTTGATCATACATCTAGAGAAGATTATACATATACTGAACAAGAGATGTCGTGCCCTTATTTCGATGAGTGTTATATTCAGGTAAGAAATCAGGGAGCATGTAGATACATGTGCAAAGATAACCCAGCATATAATAAGGAGGGGTCAAAATGAAACAGACAAATGTAACTCATAACATCAGAGTAGATAAAAACAAATCTAACCGTGCGGTATATGAGGCTTGGGGCGGCGACGAGTGGCCGATCAGCGATCCTAATAAGGAGTATGTGCCAATCAGTGACTTCGGTATGGCCATGGTAAACAGAAAGAGAGGTAAGAGAAGATGATCAGTGCGAAAGAAGCTTATAATATTAGCTTTGTCAATGACAATTGCAAAGAATATCTCGACGAAATTGAACGGAAGATTTTAGAAGAAGCTAAAGCAGGTAATTACAATGTTTCTATTAAACTTGCAACCCGTGGACTTGATATTTCTGAGGATGAAAGCCACAAAATCACTATAGCAATCATTGGATATTTAAGAAGCTTAGGATATCATTCTGTAATTTCTGGGGACGAGCATAACGCTGCATTGCTGATATCTTGGGTTCGGCCAGAACAGGAGGAGTCAAGATGATATGCTCTAAGTGTGGTGGCAAAGTAGGATCAATCCCGATGAAAAACATCGATGGCGTTAAAGGATATTGCTACTTTTGTAGTAAATGCCATAGTAGTTTCTGGAAATCTCTCGATGGGTCTATTGAAGATTCTAGTGACGTTAGGATTTTAGGTGCAGATATGAGCCCTAAAACATGTGACTATGAGATCTCAATTGATTTAGTTTCTTTTGGTGTTGACACAGCTACTAAGGACGGAAAGAAAATTGCAAACGATATTGCAGATTACTTAGGCAATGCAGGATACAATGTATCTATCAGTAGTGGAGATCGTCGTACATCATTGACAATTGATTTGTCTAATGCTAAGTATCTTAAGGAGGATTAAAAAATGACAGCAAAAGAATGCTTAGTAGAGTTTAAAAAGAATTATTGTGATAAGAACCCGGAGTCTAATGGAGATCCAGATTTCAGATGTAACGGGTGTTTGTTCAGTACAGATGTCAGATGCTTAGTTAACACATTTATCAGTAGACAGGATCAGAAAGGTATTTCAGATCAAAGAAGAATAAGGAGGACAAATAAATGAATGGAAAAGTGGTATTAAGTTTTATATTAGGAGCTGCTGGCGGTGCTACAGCAATGTATTTTGGCATGAAACGGGCCTGTGAGATGTACATTGACAAGGAAATCGAGCAGTTTAAGGCCGATTATGAGGCAGCACACCAGCCAAAACCCGAGGAAAAGAGTAAGGATCTTAAGGAAATGAATGAAAATCTGGAGAAAGATGCTGAAAAAGCACTGAAAAAGTACGCTTCAGCCACCCAGAAGAGCATTTCTAGCGTAGATACAGGCAAAAATGAGGCTGATGCTAAGCTCGAAAGAGTAAATTATGCCAAAATCAGGACACCAGACATCGATAAAATTGACGAGATCGACGTTGAGAAGAACGTAGACTGTGCGATTGGACCAGTTGTGATTGATCCTAGTGAGTATATGGAAGATGATGGCCTTAAGAGAGTTGTATGGAATTACTTGCCTAAGGAGCATGCAGTATATTCTGAGAACGGTGATGAAGAAATTGTAGACGGTATTAAGCTGCTTGGTGAGGAAAACTTAGAATCATTCGGCGAGTTTGAGGTTGATACACTGTACGTAAAGAACGCTCGTGAAGGCATCAAAATTGATTGTGTCCAGTACGAGGACGTAACTTACGAAGAGTTCTTAGAGGAGATAACGTTATGATAAAATACTATTATCCGGACACATTACACAGTGCCAATAGATATGAAAGAGCGAAAAAAGAGGCTGAAAAACAGTCTAGAAAGGAGAAAAATGATAAAAATCGACAAAAATAGGGTCAAAATGGACTATTTCGAGTGGCTTTTGAGTAAAATTGGCGTTGATCCAGCGAAAAATGAGCACATTCAGGGGTTCAAATGGCTGTTCTCAACAGACTTCGAATGGTCACATAAGCTTGACGCTAACCGAGCTGCAGACGGTGTCGATCTTCGTTCAACCTTCGCTTATGAGTGTGGCTATAGATACCCAGAAGTCAGAGAAGCATTACTTGATAAGCGGTGCTCTTGGCTTGAAATGATGGTTGGATTAGCCATGAGATGCGAAGATTCCATTATGGGAAATGACGAATTCGGAGACCGTACGCCGCATTGGTTTAATGTCATGATCGACTCACTTGGGCTTTATCTGGACTGCTCTGAGGACGATGAAATTATACTTAAAAAGTGTGCTTCACGTCAGTATAAGCAGGATGGAGAAGGTGGCTTATGGTGGGTCAAAGGAACTAAAAAGAACTTGAGACGTATGCAGATTTGGGATCAGATGTGTGAGTATCTCAATGCAAATTATAAGGAGGAAATTAGATTATGAGCAGATTAACATCAGAAGAACTGCATCTTGTAGATCTAAAGAGGGATCTGTGCAGTGAACCAAACGATCATAGATTAGCAGTTTTAAATGCTTTTCATTATTTAGAACAACATGGAACATATGGTGAGAATTCTATTAGTGCTATAAATTTAATCAGTCCTGTAATTTTAGCATATGTAGCAGGAGAATTAGACTGGGTTAAAGATTTAGAAAGTGACGTTGGATAATAAGGAGGAAATTCATTTATGAAAGGACCAAAAGTTATTAACACCAAATTAACAGAGCATGAGCTCGAGAAGATTAAGGTAGAAAGATGCGTAGAAGGCATGTTTAGTCGTGACGAATGCCGTATTAGCGCATTAAACGCTGCTAGATATTTAGAGAAGAATAGACCAGCTGGTATATTCTCTGATTCAGCTATTGATGTGATCGATGCTATTGCATTTGCGTTTGCTTCAGGAGAATTAGACTGGGTTAAAAATATAGAGAGGGATGAAGAGAATGACTAAAGAAGAGTTTAAGGGATTCAGTTCGGCTGCCCAGCATGATATGGTTTTGGAGGCCTTGGTACGCATTACAAAGAACCTGGAAACTATTGAAAAGGAATCGGGAAAGCCATTCGTAGGCACTGTCAAACAGCGTAGGAATGATATCAAGCTGCTTACTATTCTGGCGGAAGCATTCGGTAAGAATGAGCTTGCGTGGGCGCAGAAGCCGAGAGTAACTATGGATGCGGGTAAGATGATGCCTAGGGACGAGGTCTTATCGTGCTTTGCCTTGTATACTGGCATTGGGCAGAACGTATATATGGAAAAGTCTAAGCCCGCACCTTGGGACACGGCACCTATGATAGATGCAACCAATGATAATCGTAAAGGGTCTAGGAATACATTTAGTGAAATGACGAATGCCAAAGAAAAGATTGAGAGTGCTCAGCAGAGTTACGGGCATTTTATGAGCTGTAAATCTAGTACTGATACTACGTCGTATCCTGACGAGTTGGTTAAAAGAAGTTAATAGGCGAAAATAATAGAAAGTTGAGGTAAATATTATGGGAAATACGAAGAAATTTATTCCTAATATGGATAAATCTGAGATGTTTATATGCCAATATAATCCGTCCGATGGTGCTAGTCCTAGCTACTTTACTGTTGCTAAAGAAAAAATTGAGAATGGTAAAAGTGCTGGATTGCGAGCCGTAGCATGTTGGAAAGGCAATCAGGCTGATAAAATGCATGACATCATCGTAAATAACAAGATGATTTAGATAAAAATAATAAAGAAAGTTGAGGCAAATATTATGGTAAACAAAGAGAATAATAATGACTATGTAGATAAGGTTGTACCTAATTTTGATGGTGGAAAGTTGCTTGTTGTGCATTATAACCCGGCTGATAAGGACCATAAGAGCTGGTTATCGGTCGCTGCAGAGTGTGCCAAAAATGACCAGAAACGGGCTTTACAGCTGATTTCGGTGGCTAGAGGGGACACTGCAGACCAAATTTATGCACTTTTGACGGGTAAAACAGCAAAATAAAAATGGCCAGCGGATTGCAAAAATTGGTGAAAAAGTGGCTTTTTAGGGGTATTTTAAGCCCTTATTGGCCAAAAACCCATTTTTTTATATAGTTTAAAAACTTTTTAAGAAAGTATGAAAATATATAAAAGTTTTTGATAGCACATTTTTGTGTCCAAATGGCCAGGAAAGGAAAAATATGAATTTTGTAACAATTAAGAGTTCATATGTCAAGTCTAGGGATGCCACGGTCATTCACCCAACGTTTGCTGTTTCTAAGAAAGTTGATAACCTGTTATGTAAAGGTAAGGCATTCTATGCTCTCTGGGATGAGAAGAATAACAGATGGTCTACTGATGAATACGATGTTGTTGATTATGTAGATCGTTTGATCGATGAAGTATATGAAACAGTTAGCAAGACCACAACCAGCAAAATCGAAAAAGACTACTTAAGGGACTTCGACAATGGACGCTGGGAAAAGTACAAGAAGTATTGCCAGCTTAGTCCGTCGTCTTCAATACAGTTAGATTCTGATATTACATTCCTAAACCAGAAGACAACCAAAGAGGACTATCGTTCCAAGACATTACCATACGACATCAAAGCAGGCAAGACACCGGGCTATGACAAAATCATCTCAACTCTGTATGATGCAGAAGAACGACGAAAGATCGAGTGGGCCATTGGATCAGTTATATCTGGTGACTCTAAAAAGATTCAGAAGTTCTTAGTCTTCTATGGTGAAGCTGGAACAGGTAAGTCGACAATCCTTAACATCATCCAAAAGCTGTTCGAAGGATATTGCGGAACATTCAATGCTAAAGACTTAGCTACTCCGTCAAAATCATTCGCGACTGCCGCATTCAAAGATAACCCTCTGGTAATGATTCAACATGACGGTGACTTAAGTAGAATTGAAGATAACACCCTTCTCAACTCTATAATCGCACACGAGGAAATCGGCATTTCTGAAAAGTATAAAGCTGAGTATCCAATGCGAGTTAATAGTATGCTCTTCATGGGTACAAACAGACCAGTAAAAATCACTGATGCAAAGTCAGGTATTATCAGACGACTGATTGATGTTAAGCCAACTGGTGAATTACTTGATCCAGATACTTATCAGGAATGTATGAGTCAGATTCCATATGAGCTTGGAGCTATAGCTTACCATTGTCTCAAAGTATACAAGAAATACGGAAAGCATTACTACGATGGATATAAGCCATTGGATATGATGTTTAAGACAGACGTGTTCTTTAACTTTGTTGAAAGTTGTTATCCGTTCTTTGAACAGGATGACGGTACAACACTGAAAGCAGCATATAGTTTGTATAAAGAGTACTGTGACAACACAGGGCTCCCAAACAAAATGCCAATGTATAAATTCAGGGAAGACTTGAAGGATTACTTTTATGAATTTCTTGACAGAATAACATTGGAAGATGGAACTAGAGCTAGAAGCTATTACAAAGGCTTTAAGAAAGATAAGTTTACTGAGAAAGAACTCTCACCAGACAAAGCTACAGAATCATGGCTCAAAATGGATAGTACTAAATCTGTCCTGGATGAAGCATGCAAAGATTGCCCTGCACAATATGCTCGTGGCGATGCGCCATCAAAAGCATGGGATCGAGTTGGCACAACATTAAAGGATCTGGATACTAGCAAGTTACATTATGTTAGAGTTCCAGAGAATTTGATAGTTATCGACTTTGACCTGAAAGATGCTGAAGGAAACAAGTCTAAGGAATTAAACTTAGAAGCAGCGTCAAAATGGCCTCCTACATATGCCGAGTTCTCAAAGAGTGGAGCAGGGATTCATTTGCATTACTATTATACTGGTGATCCTAAACAGCTTGACAATGTATATAGCGACAATATAGAGATCAAGGTTTATAGTGGCAAAGGAGCATTGCGAAGAATTGCAAACGGATGCAATAGTTTAGCCATTGCTACTATATCTTCAGGATTACCATTAAAGAAAAGGAGTGATAATATGGTCGACTTTAAAGTAGTCGCCAGTGAAAAGATGATTCGAGCATTGATCAAAAAGAATCTTCGGAAAGAAAGTCACCCTGGAACTAAACCAAGTGTTGACTTCATTAAAAAGATTCTGGATGATGCATACGAGTCAGGAGAACACTATGATGTAACAGACATGCGAAATGATATTGTAGCATTTGCTGCATCAAGTACAAATCATGCAGATTATTGTCTCGAGCAGGTTGGAAAGATTCACTACTGCTCTGATGATGTCGCTGGAGTAAACTCTCCAAAAGACGACAGAATTGTATTCTTTGATATTGAGGTGTTTCCAAACCTGTTGCTTGTCAACTGGAAATACAGAGGAGAACCTGGACCTTGTCACAGGATGATCAATCCATCACCGGCAGAGGTTGAAGAGTTCCTCAAAATGAAACTTGTTGGGTTCAACTGTCGGAGATATGATAACCACATTCTGTATGCTCGAATGATGGGATATTCGTTAGAAGCTTTATTCCAGCTCTCACAGGATATCATTGCAAAGAGTCCGAATGCTTTCTTCGGATCGGCATACAACTTAAGCTACACTGATGTCTATGACTTCTGTGCTAAGAAGCAGAGTCTGAAGAAGTGGGAGATCGCGTTAGGTATTCACCATCAGGAATGGTCTTTACCTTGGGATCAGCCAGTACCAGAAGAGCTGTGGCCTAAGGTTGCCGAATATTGTGATAATGATGTTATTGCAACAGAAGCTACATTCGAAGCTAACATCGAAGACTTTGAAGCAAGATGTGTCTTAGCTGAAATTGCAGGTGGATGTCCAAACGACACAAGCAATATGTTGTCTGGTAAACTGATCTTTGGAAATGATAAGAATCCACAGCGAGAGTTTGTGTATACTAATCTTGCTACAGGCATTTCTGTTGATATGGATGGCAACGAAACATTCAACGAGGAAAATAAGTTTGAAGGCTACACATTCGATCACGGAGTATCAACATATCGTGGTATCAAACTTGGCGAAGGCGGATTAGTAATCGCTGATCCTGGAATGTATAGAAATGTCAAAACGTTCGATGTAGCGTCAATGCATCCGCATACCGTAATAGCACTCAACCTCTTTGGAAAGAAATACACCGCTAGGTTCAAAGAATTGGTTGATGCTCGTATTGCAATTAAGCATCGTGATGTTGAAGCATTAAAGACTTTATTTGGTGGAGCATTTGCTAGGTTTGCTAATCTGGCTGAGGAAGAACTCGAGAAACTTGCAAAAGCACTGAAGATTGTAATTAACTCTGTATACGGATTGACATCAGCTCACTTCAGTAATCTCTTCAAAGATGAAAGAAACATCGATAATATCGTTGCTAAACGTGGAGCACTCTTCATGGCAACACTTAAATGTGAAGTTGAGAAACTTGGAGCTCATGTCGTTCATATCAAGACCGATTCAATCAAGATCGACAATCCGACACCAGAAGTTGAGCAGTTCATTTATGACTTCGGAAAGAAATATGGTTACACATTCGAAATCGAAGCTGAGTATGAGAAGATCTGCTTAGTTAACAATGCGGTCTACATTGCATATGAGAAAACCGAAGGATGGACAGCAACTGGAACTCAGTTCGCAGTGCCATACGTAAAGAAGACACTCTTTACTCACGAAAAGATCGAATTCGATGACTTATGCCAGACAATTGCAGTTACCAATGGTGGAGAGCTTGATCTCGACTTTAACGAGAATCTTGCAGAAGGTGAACATGACTTTAAGTTCGTTGGTAAAGTTGGCAGGTTCTGTCCAATCAAAGAAGGTTGTGGCGGAGCTCAGTTGTTCAGAGTAAAAGATGACAAGTACTTTGCACCATCTGGAACAAAAGGATACCGTTGGCTTGAATCTGAGGATGTATTAACAAACAATCTTCAGGATGAGATTGATATGTCTTATTATGAAGAACTTGCTGAAAAAGCAATCGAAACTATCTCAGAGTTTGGTGACTTTGAGAAATTTGCAATTGATGAACATAAAAATGATAATGCCGATATGGCAGCATAGAAAGGAAGGTCTATTATGGCAAACGTAAACAATATTAACATTGAAGGCGCAATGATTATTTGGAAGAACTTTTCAGGAGAAAGAGATAAATTCAATCCTGGTAAAAGAGGATTCAGTGTTGTAATTGATGATACAGTAATGGCTGATGAACTGAGACAGGAAGGATGGAATGTAAAAGATCGTCCTCTTCAAGAAGGAGCAGATGACTCTGAACAGGAATGGACTCTTCCTGTAAAACTCAATATGAACCGTTATACACAGGTATGGCTTATTGTCGGTAATCACAAGACGCTCCTGGATGAAGACACAGTATCCCAGCTTGATGTTGTTGACATTGTAAACTGTGATATTTCAATTCGTCCTTACGAATGGGAGATGAATGGTCGTACTGGAATCACCGCATATGTTGATTCGATGTATGTAACAATTCGTGAAAACAAGTTCGCCGAGAAATACGCTGACTTAGATTAATATGGAATTAAAGTTGAAGCCGCACCAAAAGAGTGCGATAAGGAAAATGCATAACGGCTGTATACTTTGTGGCGGTACAGGGTCTGGTAAATCTATTACCGGACTCGCGTACTACTTTATTCAAAATGGTGGAACGGTAGAGCCAATGACTAAAATGAAGAATCCCAAAGATTTATATATTATAACAACTGCTAAGAAAAGAGATAGCGGCGAATGGCTTGGAGACATGAGTTGGTTTCATTTAACACCAGACGATAATTCTAAGATCTATGATCATAAAATAGTCATAGACTCATGGAACAATATTAAGAAATATGCTGACGTTAAAAACAGCTTCTTTATTTTTGACGAACAGCGAGTAGTTGGTTATGGCGCTTGGACTAAGTCATTCCTAAAGATTGCAAAGGCCAATGACTGGATATTATTATCTGCAACGCCTGGTGATAACTATATGGACTACATGCCAGTCTTCATTGCAAATGGTTTCTACAAAAATAAAAGTGAGTTCACTGCAGAACATTGTGTGTATTCTAGATTTAGTAAGTTCCCTCAAATCGAAAGATTCATTGGAACTGAAAGACTGAATAGATTAAGAAGAAGAGTTTTAGTAGACATGCCATACCAGAATCCAGCGGTTCAACATCATGAAGACGTTTGGTGTTCGTTCAATAAGGAAGCTTATAAGGACCTTATGAAAAATCGTTTCGATTATGAAAAAGGTGAACCAATAGAAAACGTTAGCGAGTTGTGCTATAAGCTAAGAAAGATCTGCTACGCTGATGAAAGCCGAGCCGAAGCATTACGAAATATTTTCGAAGAACATAACAAGCTGATAGTTTTCTACAATTTCGATTACGAGTTGGAGATAATCAAAAATATAGACTTTGGAGAAGATGTTATAATTGCTGAGTTAAATGGACATCGGCATGATCCGGAACCGTTCGGCAATTTAAAATGGCTTTACTTGGTTCAGTACAACGCTGGGTCAGAAGCATGGAATTGTATAAAAACAGACACGATGGTTTTCTATTCACAAAACTATTCGTATAAAATGATGAAACAGGCAAGTGGAAGAATCGACAGACTTACTACACCATACAAAGAACTTAAGTACTTTCACTTAAAATGTAGAAGTCCAATTGAGCTTAGAATTACAAGAGCTCTAGCTCAGAAAAAGAACTTCAACGAGTCTGCTTTCATAAAATAGGCCTCGCGAAAAAAACATGGATTATTATAGGGGAGGAGAGCAGAATCTGCCTCTTTCTCTTTTTGTTTGTCTTTTCGTGGGGCTCATTTATGTATTAAAGTTCTTACGTCTGTTTACTACAATCTGCCATTACGTTTACCTCCGGCCCCACGAAAGGATAACAATGAAGAAAGAAAACAAAATTCAATCCGATATAATTTCGGAGTTAAAAGAGTTATTCCCAGATTCTATTATTTTAAAGAACGACCCTAATTACAAACAGGGCATTCCGGATTTAGTTTTATTGGACAGAGAAGGTTGGGCATTACTCGAAGTTAAAAGAGACGCTAATGCTAGTCACAGACCTAATCAGGACTATTATGTAAACAAGGCAAATGAACTCGATCAATACGGAAGTTTCATTTACCCTCAAAATAAGACGGAGGTTTATAATGGAATTCAGGAAACATTTACAAGTAAAAGAAGGAGATCACGCATATCTCGGAGCTAGTAAGTATCACTGGATAAACTATGATGCTGCAAAGCTTGAGAGTACGTATCGGCGATTCTTAAAAGCACAGCAAGGAACAGAGTTGCATGAGTTTGCAGCAAAATGTATCAAGCTTCGACAGAAGTTGCCGAGAACACCATCAACACTCAACATGCATGTAAACGATGCAATTGGGTACAGAATGACACCAGAGCAGGTGTTATACTATTCTGAGAATTGTTTTGGAACAGCAGATGCTATTAAGTTTTCAAAAGATTTTCTTAGAATTCACGATTTGAAAACAGGCGACATTCCTGCACACATGCAGCAGTTGGAAATTTATACTGCACTGTTTTGTTTGGAGTATGGAATCAAGCCTGGAGATATTGGAATCGAACTGAGGATCTATCAAAATAATGAGATTCTCAAAGAGGTTCCTACACCGGAAATGATATTGCCAATTATGGATAAGATCAAGTCGTTTGACAAGATCATTGTGACTGTTAAGAAAGAGGAGGGCATTGTATGAGCCACTTAGCACATTATGGCACTAAACGCCATTCCGGTCGTTATCCTTGGGGTTCTGGGGATAATCCATACCAGCATAATGCAGAATTCTTAAGGACTGTCCAAGAGATGAAAGCTCGAGGAAAAAGTGAAAAAGAGATTGCTGCATTCATGGGTATGAAAACGACTGAGTTTCGAAATAAGCAGTCAATTTATGTTAATGCTGAGAAAGTAGATCGAATCAATAGAGCTATGAAGTTGAAAGAGCATGGCTATTCCAATGTCAAAATAGCTGAAATGATGTTTGACTCTGCAACAAAAGAGTCGACAGTTCGATCGTTATTGAACCAGGGCGAAAAGCTTAAGAAAGATGCATGTATCAATGCAGCAGAGACTTTAGCCAAGAGAGTCGGCACTAAGAACTTTGTCGATGTTGGTACTGGAGTCGAAAGAGAAATGGGAATTACCAAAACAAGATTGGATGTATCTCTTCAGATCTTAAAAGAAGCTGGTTATGAAGTACATTCAGTCAGAGTTCCACAGATCAATCAGAAAGGCCAGTACACGACCACAAAAGTTCTTTGCCCTCCAGGAACTGAATGGAAAGATGTTCAGCAGCACACTGACAAGATTCAGCCAGTAAATGAGTATTCTCATGATGGTGGAACAACATTCTGGGCACCAGAGTATCCATCAAGTATCTCGTCAAGCCGAGTAGCTGTAAGATATGGTGACAAAGGCGGATTAGAGAAAGATGGTGTTATTGAGCTTCGAAGAGGAGTTGCAGATCTGGATCTTGGAGACTCACATTATGCACAGGTGCGAATCGCTGTTGATGGCACTCATTATCTGAAAGGTATGGCAATCTATTCAGATGACATGCCAAAAGGCGTTGATGTTATATTCAATACTAACAAGACAAGTGATGTACCAAAGATGGATGTCTTCAAGAAGATGAAAGATGATCCGGACAACCCATTTGGAGCAACAATTAAGGCAAACGGTCAGTACCATTACAAAGATAAAGATGGAAATGAAAAGCTCGGAGCTATTAATAAGCTGAAAGAGGAAGGCGATTGGGATCACTATTCTAAGAACCTTGCTTCTCAGTTCCTGTCAAAGCAGCAGCTTCCATTGATCAAGAAGCAGCTTAAGCAATCGATTGACAATCGTCAGGATGAGCTTGATAAGATCCTCAAAATGACAAACCCAGTTGTTAAACGGAAGTTGTTAGCAGACTTTGCTGAAGGTTGCGACAGCCAGGCAGTGGATCTTAAAGCAGCAGCACTTCCAAGACAAAGCTCTAAGGTAATATTACCTGTTTCTTCTCTGAAAGATAACGAGATATATGCACCATCATATAAGAATGGAGAAACAGTATGTCTTGTTCGTTATCCGCATGGTGGTACATTCGAGATTCCGGAACTCAAAGTAAACAATAAGAATCCACAAGGAAGAGCAATGCTTGGTAATGCAATTGATGCTGTCGGTATCAACTCTAAGGTTGCTGAAAGATTGTCAGGAGCTGACTTTGATGGTGACACTGCAGTAGTAATTCCGTCTAATTCACCAAAATCCAAAGTTAAGATAACTACTTCTGATATTAGTGCTTATGTTGGTTTAAAAGATTTCGATCCTAAGATTGCCTACCGTGGCATTGAAGGAGTTACAGCAAAACTTCCTGAGAAACGTAAAGGATTGGAAATGGGTAAGATCTCCAACCTGATTACTGATATGACACTGAAAGGTGCAAAGCCTGAAGAAATTGCAAGAGCAGTACGTCACTCAATGGTTGTAATCGATGCCCCTAAGCATGGACTGGACTATAAGAGGTCCTTTGAAGAGAACCGTATAGCCGAGTTAAAGAAGAAGTACCAGGGTGCCAGTGATGCTGGTGCATCCACACTCCTATCCCGGGCTAAGTCAGTGGCGTATGTTCCAGAAACAAAACAGATTCGTTTAAAGGATATCGATCCTAAGACTGGTGAAGTACATCCAGAGGCTACGGGGCGTACCTATACGGACTGGAAAAGAAACAAAGACGGTAGTTGGGAATCAAATGGTGAAAAACTGGCTACTGTAAAAACAACCAAGATGGCGGCCACTAAGGATGCAGGTACCTTATTATCTAAGGACCCGAATCCAAAAGAGGTCGCATATGCCGACTATGCCAATGCCCTTAAGCATATGGCTAATTTAGCAAGAAAGAATCAGGTTGCAACTAAGAATATTGAGATGAATGCTCAAGCTAAAACAGTGTATTCAGCAGAAGTTGCAAGTCTTAATGCTAAGTTAAACAGGGCATTACAGAACGCACCAAAGGAGCGACAGGCCCAAATCATAGCTAACAAGACATTAAAGAAGAAGCAAGCAGCTAATCCTGATTGGACACCGGATGAAATCAAACGAGCTGGTCAGCAGTCTTTAACAGCAGCTAGAGCAAAAGTTGGCGCATCTAAGTCTAATGTTCAGATCGACATATCTGAAAGAGAATGGCAAGCAATTCAAGCTGGTGCAATCAGTACATCAAAGCTTGAGCAAATACTTAACAATGCTGATTCAGACAAGGTTAAGCAACTCGCTTCACCTAGAAAAGCTGTTACAGTTAATGCTTCACAAGTTTCACGAATCAAGTCTATGCTTAACTTCGGTTATACACAAGCTGAAGTCGCTGAAGCAACTGGACTTTCTGTATCAACTATCAATAAATATTTATAGGAAAGGAGAATTAGGGGAATGAGCAATGCAGAAGATGAATCACTTAAGTTAGCAACGCAAAGTCCTGCTGATCGCAATGATACATTACATATATGGATCACAACAGTGGATAACCCTTTTGATCCTTTTGTTGATTTCGACAATTGGTACAGGTTTGACGAGTCAAAAGGCTATTGCACTTCAGGATACTTAGCTAGATACTTTGATACTGACACATCAGATATGAGCGATGCTGAGTATGAAGAGCGTTTGGCTATTGCTATCAACAAGATTCTCAATAACGATTTCATGGGCCAATACTTTAGAGTAACTCGTGTAAACGGAGAAACAAAACCAAAAATCCATAGAAACAAGTAAACAAAAGTTGAGATTTGAATGTTTTTAGAGCTTTCGCAAACACGAAGACTCTAAATAGCGTTCGAGTGTCTCAGCTAGCACCCGGAGGGGGGTCGTCAAAATAGCACCCCCTCTGTCATCGCCGGCCTCCTTGAAAATTCTCCGGGGGTTAAAATCCTGTCAAAATGGATTTTAGGTTAGTGGCTTTACGCCCTCTCTATAAGAGATCTGGGTCTTCTTTTGTCGCACATAGAAGGACCCTCTTTCAGTTAAAGACTCCTTTCAGGGTCATTAAAACATACCTAGATCTCTTATAGAGAGAGTGTAAAGTATTCGAAGCCTTGGCAAAAGATATTAGAAAGGAGACAAAAGTATATGGGAAGAAGAGCAGCGACAGCTACTTCCGCAAAGAAGCGTTCAAGGGTTCCTATGACTCCTGAAGACAGGGAACAGTACTTGATTAATCTCTCACTCGATGCTGCTGAAAAGCAGTTACGTGAAGGCACAGCCTCATCGCAGGTCATTACACATTTCTTAAAACTCGGTTCTTCAAGAGAACAGCTGGAACAGGACAAGCTCAGAGAAGAAACCAAGCAGACTAAAGCCAAAATCGATTCGTTGGAAGCTTCTGCTAAGAGCGAAGAGAGATACGCTGCAGCAATTGAAGCAATGCGTAGATACCAGGGTATCGAAGATGAGTAGATCAAGTCCAATGTCACGATCATATTTGGAAATGATCCAGTATTCTACGTTTGAAGAACGACTGCAATATTTAATGCTGTTTGGTTCTGTTGGATACGAGACATTCGGCTATGACCGATGGGTTAATCAGGCATTATATTCATCCAGCGAATGGAGAGAGTTTCGGCATAAAGTAATTGCCAGAGATGGCGGTTGCGATTTAGGTGTTGAAGGATACGAGATACAAACACGACCGTTGATACATCACATAAATCCAGTTACCAAAGAGATGATACTTAACCGAGACCCAATGGTATTTGATATGAATAACGTTGTGACAACAACCCATCAAACACATAATGCCATACACTATGGACACGATACAAATGTTCGTAGCGGCCCTGTAATAAGGAGACCAAATGATACATGCCCTTGGAAACATTGAGGAGGAATTCAATGGAAGAGAGCATTCTTAAGACTATCAAGCAGCTTATTGGATGTCCTGACGACTTTGAGCAGTTTGACTTGGATTTAACCATTCATATCAATTCTGCCTTTGCAACCCTCACGCAATTAGGAGTTGGTCCTAAAGAAGGATACCGAATCACTGGTCTGGATAATGTCTGGAGTGAATTCGAAGAGGATGCCCAGAAGTCAAGCTTGATAAAAGATTATGTGTACATTAAAACTCGTTTGTTATTTGATCCGCCAACAAGTGGTTCGTTAATGGACAGTTTGAAAGAGCAACTTAAGGAAATGGAATGGCGATTGTACATAATGTACTACCCTGTTTCACATGATGAGAAAGGAAAGAGCGACGATGACTAATTACTCAGCTGATGACGTTAGAGATTTCTTAGTCGACAATCAGGAACTCTTAAACGATCATCTGGAACATTACGGCTTACCAAGACGATCTGGAAGATACAAATGGGGATCTGGGAAGGAACCATATCAAAGTCTTAGATCATCGGCTAAAGCTGGTGAGAAGTTTATAAAAAGTTTTTCTAAAAAGAGCAGAGTTGAAAAACAAAATAATAAACGAAGAGAAAGAACGGAAGCTGTACGACTTGAAAAAAATAAACAAAAAAAATCTAAATACAGAAATGAAAAAGCATATGTAAAAACTTTATCCGACGAAGAGCTCAGACGAATAAATGCTAGAGATAGCATGGAAGCCACATATCTTAAAAATCATCCGCAAAAACAGCCATTGCCAAAGAAGTTGGTTGATAAGGCCGTAAAGGATATTATCGTTCCAGCAGTTACGGAAGTCGTTAAAGAGCAAGGGAAAGTTTATATTAAAGGTAAACTTAATGCTGCCGCTCAGAAAATGATTAATGAAGCCGTCAAAGCTGAAACAAAGAAGACAAAGAAAAAGAAGTAGGTGATGTAAATGCTAAGCAATACGGCAACGCCTAGGTACTACGGGGAGTTCCGAGACAAAGTTCTGGATGGCGAGATTCCTGTTAACAGGGAGATCTCTATGGAGATGAACCGTATTGATTGGCTGATCGCTAACCCCGGTGTATATTACGACGACCAAGCTGTAGAAGGTTGGATCGCTTTCTGCGAATCTGAAATGGTCTTGACAGATGGATCGGACTTGAAATTACTGGATTCGTTTAAACTTTGGGGAGAGCAATTATTTGGTTGGTTCTACTATGTCGAGAAATCGGTGTATGAACCGAACCCTTCTGGACGAGGCGGACATTTCGTAAGAAAATCTGTCAAAAAGCGTCTAGTCAATAAACAGTATCTCATTATTTCTCGAAGTAATGCTAAATCGTTATATGAGAGTTTAGTGCAAGCATATTTTCTGACAGTCGATACAACAACGACACATCAGATTACAACGGCCCCAACAATGAAACAGGCTGAAGAGGTTACAAGTGCAATTAGTACTGCCATAGCCAGAGCGAGAGGGCCGGTGTTCAAGTTCTTAACGGAAGGCTCTATACAGAACACCACAGGTTCCAAAGCGAACCGTGTGAAGCTTGCATCAACCAAAAAAGGTATACAGAACTTTCTTACGGAATCATTACTAGAGATAAGACCCCTGAGCATTAGCAAACTTCAGGGATTACGAGTAAAAGTAGCAACGGTTGACGAATGGCTCTCTGGCGAATTGAGAGAAGATCCAATTGGTGCGATCGAGCAGGGTGCAGCCAAAATAGATGGATATATAATCTTAGCAGTAAGTTCGGAAGGTACCGTCCGTAATGGATGTGGAGACGCCATCAAAATGGAATTAATGGATATTCTCAAAGGTGAATACCAGAACTGGCATACTAGTATTTGGTATTACAGGCTTGATAGCATAGAGGAAGTTGGAGACCCAGACATGTGGCCTAAGGCTAATCCTAACCTACCGATCACAGTCAGCTATGAAACAATCCAGCTAGATGTTGAACGAGCTGAGAAAGCACCAGCTACAAGAAATGATATTCTGGCAAAACGTTTCGGAATTCCTATGGAGGGATATACATATTATTTCTCTTACGAAGAAACACTCCCGCACAGACCTAGAAGCTTTTGGAAAATGCCATGCGCAATGGGAGCGGACCTTTCCCAAGGTGATGACTTCTGCGCTTTCACATTCTTGTTCCCGCTGAGAAACGGAATGTTCGGAGTAAAAGTTAGAAGTTATATAACTACACTTACCTTGAGTAAGTTGAACCTAGCAATGAGACAAAAGTATCAAGAGTTTATCGACGAAGGTACGCTTATTGTTATGGAGGGAAGTATTATAGATGTCCAAGATGTATATGAGGATCTTGACAAGTTCATAATAGACGCTCAGTATGATGTTTGCGCATTGGGGTATGATCCTTATAATGCAAAAGAGTTTATTGAAAGATGGGCTCAGGAGAATGGATCGTTTGGAATTGAGAAAGTTCCGCAGGGCGTTAGAACTGAAACGGTTCCTCTTGGAGAAATTAAGAAATTATCGGAAAAGAGGATGCTGATATTCGATGAATCTTTAATGAGTTTCTGTATGGGCCATTGCATAACATTGGAAGATACAAACGGAAACAGGAAACTGTACAAGAAACGTTACGAAGACAAAATCGATAACGTCTCAGCATTGATTGATGCACTTGTTGCTTACAAAGTTAATAAAGACGCATTCGAATAGGAGTAATGGTTATGTATGTAAAAATAAAGAATGACGATGGCACGTTTTCGTTAGTTCATTCGGACTTAGGCGGTGACCATCTGGAACATTATGGACTGCCAAGGCGGTCTGGCCGTTACAAGTATGGATCGGGAAAAGATCCGTATCAGCATTCTGGAAGAAGAGCATCGCATCTAGAGTCAAAATCGGATCGACTTGCATCCAAGATGAAGAAACAAACTTCTCAGAAGACAAAGTCACGTATATCTGATTACGAACGAAAAGCTTCAGAAGCTATGACTAAAAGAGTCAAGTTTAAAGAAAAGGAAGAGGCAAAACGTGTTAAGCGTGACCACGCTATTACAGATATTGGGTATACCGGAAATCTTCAAAAAGCCGAACGAGCTAGGAAGAAAGCGAACCGTTATGGAAAGAAAGCTGCTAAGTACACCAGGAAGGCTGAAGCAATCAAACGGCGTACAAGCAGAACTGCAGAAAAGAAGAAAGCGGTAGATGCTGAGTTAGCTTCTATCCGTGGCGTAAAATACGTTCAAAAACTTAAAAAGAAACAGAAAGGATGGTAATATGAGTAATTCTGTATATTACAAGGCCACCGATGAGGACGGAAACACCGTTCTCAAACATAGCTGGAAAAATCATAAATATATTCGTATCGAGAACGGTAGATATATTTATCCTGAAGATGAAGCAGCACAAAAAAATGCTGTATTAATACAGAGGCGGCAAGCAATGCAAAAGCTTCGTTATAAGAACAATGCCGCTAATCAAGCAAAAAAGAATATACCTTATAAAGGTCCAACGGACGCAATTGCAGCACAGAAGGCCCAAAAAGAAAAAGATCTTCAAAAACGTATCAGAGCTGTAAATACACATACAGCTGCTAAAAAGAATGCAGATCTTGTAAAGAAGAAACAGACACAGCAGATGAAACAAATTGCAGCCAACGTTAAGAAACAGAACGCTCCTTCAACAAAAGTTAAGAAGGCAGCAAACTTTGCTAAAAAAGTAGCGACCAGAGATGCAGTTGCAAAGACAGTAGCAGCAAGATATCTTCTGGATAAAGCTTCAAAATCGCCAACAGCAAACACCGCAAGAGCAAAAGCAAAGTCTGTAATTTCAAAGGGTGAATACAAGGTTTCCAGAGCTGGTAAGAAACTCTCTCGTGATATCAAGAAGTCAGGAGCATACAAGAAAGCAAGAAAAGCAACGTCGACTGCTAGGAGCCGTGCAATGACTTCTGCAGAAGCACGCAATAAGGCAAATTCTGTCAGATCAAAGGCAGAGTACAAAATTGAACGAGCCGGTCAGAAGCTTGTCAATGATGCCAAACCTTATGTAACATCGGCAAAGAAGAATGTTAACAAGGCATATAAGTCAGCTAAGAAAGAATACAATAGAGTTTCTAGAGATGCTAGCAAAGCTTACAAATCAGCTAAGAAGAAAGCTAAGAAAGTAAGCAGATCTTTCAATAAAGCTAAGCGTGCAGGCAAAGCTTATCTGGATTACCTTACTAAATAAGGAGATTACTTATGGGTTTTATGAACAGATTAAAGCATGGTTGGAATGCATTTATGAACAAAGATCCAACAGCGTATCAAAATGGAACTGGTCTTGGAGCAGTGAGCTATGACAATCCATCTCGTCCTAGACTTACGATGGGAAATGAGCGGTCAATCGTTACAACGATCTATAATAAGATATCCGTAGATGCCGCAGCAATTGACGTAGAACACGTCATGCTAGACGCAGACAAACGCTTTACTGACGACGTTGAGGATGGGCTTAACTACTGTTTAACAATGGAAGCCAATATTGATCAGACATCGCGAGCGTTTAAACAGGATATTTTCCTGAAACTTCTTGACGAAGGATGCGTTGCTATAGTTCCGATTGATACGACTATGGACCCTGTGCATGGCAACGTTTACGATATTCAGACGATGCGTACAGCAAAGATAATCAATTGGTATCCGCGCCATGTTAGAGTGCGAATCTACAATGACCACACTGGTGAATTCGAGGAAATGGACCTTCCAAAGAAAATGGTCGCGATCGTTGAAAATCCATTCTATGCAATTATGAATGCACAGAATTCAACGGCGCATCGACTGAAAAGAAAGCTTGCAATTCTCGATTTCATAGATGATCGAAGTGGATCTGATAAGCTTGATTTGATTATTCAGTTGCCATATACGATAAAGTCCGAAGCAAAAAGAGCTCAGGCTAAAGAACGTCGTAAAGAGCTTACTGAACAATTGGCAAGCTCGGAATATGGTATTGCGTATATAGATTCGACTGAACATGTCACTCAGTTGAATCGTTCAATTGAAAACAATTTGCTCAAGCAGGTAGAGTATTTCACGAATTTGTTATTCTCTCAGCTTGGAATGACGGTAGAGATTCTCAATGGTACAGCAGACGAGAATACAATGAATAACTACTACAATAGTATAGTTGAGCCAATACTTGCAGCAGTCGTAGATGAGATGAATCGGAAGTTCTTAACAAAGACTGCTAGGACCAAAGGGCATGCAATTAAATATTTCAGAGATCCATTTAAATTGGTGTCTACTACGAATCTTGCAGAGCTTGCTGATAAGTTCACGAGAAACTGTATAATGACATCTAATGAATTCAGGCAAGTAATTGGATTAAGGCCAGTGGATGATCCTAAGGCAGATACGCTGACGAACAATAATATTTCGGCGTCGAACACTGAATTGGATCAGATGTATAATACAAATTCTGCTGACGAGGAAACAGAAGAACAATAAAGGAGGAATTCAAAATGGGAGCTAAACGCTCAAAGTATGCCGATTGCGACTTTAAGGGCTGGGCTACAAAGTTTGGTATTCTTTGCGCTGATGGAAGAATTATTCAGCATGGTGCTTTTGATGATATCGATGGCGCTAAAGTTCCATTAGTGTATAACCATGATCACGGTAACATTAATAGCGTGCTTGGGCATGCTTATATGGAATGCCGAAAAGATGGTGTTTATGCGTACGGATATTTCAACGGTTCGGATAATGGTCAAATCGCGAAAGATGCTGTTCAGCACGGAGATATGGATTCGCTTAGCATTTGGGCTAATCATCTTCAGCAGCGTGGGCCATATGTTCGGCATGGTGAAATTAAAGAACTTAGCCTTGTTCTTGCAGGAGCAAATCCAGGAGCATACATTGAAGATGTTGCCTTAGCACATGGCGACACAATTGACAATGATGATTATGAGGCATATATTTATTCGGGAGAGTATCTTGAGATTATGCACTCAGATGAGAAAGGAGAAGACGAAGTGGCTAATAAGAGCATTCAGGATGTCGTTGATACAATGACGCCAGAACAGAAGGATGCTTTCTACATGGCTGTAGGAAGTGCATTAGCAGAAGATCCTAACGCTCTCGAAGACGAAGATGAATACGAGGACGAGGATGAAGATGAAGAGGATGATCACGACGATTCCGAAGAATATGAAGAGGAGGATGACGACGAAGATCCTGACAAAGATGATGACGATTCCGAAGAATATGAAGAGGAGGATGACGACATGGGTGCAATCGCACATAACTTATTTGAAGGCAACAATACAGACAACGGAGACGTTCTGTCCCACAGCGAAATGCAGGAGATTATCGAGGACGGTAAGAGATATGGCTCTATGAAAGAATCATTCCTTGCTCATGGTATTACAAATATTGAGTACCTGTTCCCGGATGCCAAAAATTTAAACACACCACCTGAGTTCATTGCAAGAGACCAGGGATGGGTAACCGAAGTAATGAACGGTGTACATCATACGCCATTCTCAAGAATCAAGTCCACATTTGCAGACCTGCGTGAGGATGAAGCTCGTGCAAGAGGTTACATCAAAGGTAAGCTGAAGAAGGAGGAAGTATTCTCATTACTGAAGAGAACAACCACCCCGCAGACAATCTACAAGAAACAGAAGATTGATCGTGATGATGTAATTGACATTACAGATTTCGACGTAATTGTTTGGTTGAAAGCAGAAATGAGAATGATGCTGAACGAGGAAATTGCAAGAGCAGTCCTGGTTGGTGATGGACGTCTTACATCCAGTGATGATCACATCAAAGAGGACAACATTCGTCCAATTTGGAAAGATGCCGATCTCTACACAATTAAGTACCCTATTGCAATTACAAAAGAAACAACCGCAGCTGAGAAGGCTACAGCATTTATCGAGGCCTGTGTAAGAGCACGTATCGACTACAAGGGTTCTGGCAATCCAAAGCTGTTCGCTCCAGAGTCAATCATTACTGAGTGCTTGCTGCTGAAAGATAAGAACGGCCGTATCATCTATGACAACATTGACAAGCTGGCTACAGCATGCCGTGTATCTAAGATCGTATCCGTTCCAGTTATGGAAGGTCTTAGCCGTGTAGACAAGACTGACACATTAGCTCTTCAGGGTATTATCGTAAACCTGCAGGATTACAACATCGGCGCAGATAAGGGCGGAGCTATCAACATGTTCGACGACTTCGACATTGATTACAACGCTCAGAAGTATCTTATTGAGACACGTATCTCTGGTGCGTTAATCAAGCCATTATCAGCTATTGCCATCGAGACAAAGATTGCTACAGCAGATCTTAGCAAGGCATCTTCTGGATCTGGAGTCAGCGGTAACTAATCAAAATGGGAGGAAATGATCGTGAATAGATGGTGTGGTAAGATCGGCTTTGCAGAGCAAGTGGAAACAGCCCAATCAGTTTGGACTGAGGAAATAACCGAGCGTACATATAGAGGAGATATTCTTCGTAATACGAGACGTCTTCAGGATTCGCAGCAGATCAATAGCAATATTTCAATCTCTAATCAGATAAGTGTAGTCGGCGATGCCTATATACGCGATCATTTCATTAACATGAGATGGATTGAGTTTATGGGGGCTAAGTGGAAGGCAACAGAAGTTGATGCTTCGCAGGCCCCTAGACTTATAATAACGTTGGGAGAGCTGTGGAATGAGGACGAGACTTGACTTTGATAGATATTTAAAAGATATCGTTGGAGAGGGTGTCAATGTATATTTCCAGCCCCCTTCTAATGTATCCGGTGCTGGGCAAAAAGTTATAAAAAACATAAAATACCCAGCTATAATATATTCTGTTGATGATTATAATATTCGATCGGCAGATAATAAAAATTATAGCGTTGATAAAGAATACGCAGTAGAAGTGGTAACTAAAGACCCGGATAGTACATTGATTGATAAGATAGTGGAGATGCCCACTGCGAGATTCAATAGATCTTACTTATCAGATGGCATGTATCATTCGGTCTTTGTAATTATATTTTAAAGGAGGAAAAACATGCCTAAATTAACATGGGACAAAACCGGAGAACGTAAATACGAAACCGGTGTAGATCATGGCGTTATTTACCCGGTTATTGACGGAGAATATGGCGCTGGTTCTGCGTGGAATGGTCTTACCGCAGTTACAGAATCTCCATCTGGAGCAGAAGCATCTGCTGTATATGCTGATAACATGAAGTATCTTAGCCTCATGTCAGCAGAAGAGTTTGGAGCTACAATCGAAGCTTATACTTATCCAGAAGCATTTGACAGGTGCAACGGTACAGCCGAGATTAGTAAGGGAGTTACTATCGGCCAGCAGAACAGAGATACATTCGGCTTCTCTTATCGTACCCTGATCGGTAATGATGTAAAGAGTAATGATTATGGCTACAAGATTCACATCATTTACGGAGCTAAGGCTTCTCCATCTGAGAAAGGCTTCCAGACAGTAAATGATTCACCAGAGGCAATTTCGTTCAGTTGGGAATTATCAACAACCCCAGTTACAGTTGACGGATTCAAGCCTACTGCTCATCTCGAGATTGATTCCACAAAGGTCGAAGCTACCAAGATGAAGAAGATTGAGGATGCTTTATACGGCACAGAAAGTACAGAAGCTAAGTTGCTGCTTCCGGATGAGATCATTAACCTTTTAAAATAACAGACCCGTCACTGGACGTCTCTGCAACTCCTATTACAGGAGAAGACGACCTGCTTGGAAAGAAGGCAGCTGACCTTCAGTCCAATATCAAGGTCAATGAGAGTACTGGAGTAATTTCTGGTACTCTTAACTACGTGACGGGCTATACAGGATTCAGCAGTAAAGTCGACGAACAGAGTGGTAATTACATCGCTCTTGATATTGCTCCAAAGAGTGGTTTCCCTGAATCATTAACAGTTGAAGTTAAGGGCGGAACATCTGGTCCATCTAAACTTCTCCAGTCTGATCATCAGGCAGTTCTTAAGATCAAGGACACTAATAAGCAGTCCATCTTGATTAAAGCAACTAACAAAGGCGCGACAGAAACAAAAGAATACTTACTTACAGGTGTAACACTTAAAACAGAATAAAGTTTTTCCTAGTCTGCTGAAATATGCAGACTGGGATTTTTAAGAATGAAAGGAGATTAAATTATGTTTATCAAAACTATTAATTACAAGGACTTTGATGGAAATGAGAGATCTGAAGATTTCTACTTCAATCTTACTCAGAGTGAAATTTTAAAATTGGAAACAAGCCTTAACGGGGGCTTAACATCATATATGAGCCTTATGGTGCAGAAACAGTCTCAGCCGGATATCATGAATCTTTTTGAGAAGATTATTGATGCATCTTACGGAATCAAATCTCTTGACGGCCGTACATTTACAAAGACTCCTGAAGCACTGGCAGAGTTCAAGGCTACTGCAGCATATGACAAGTTCTTTATGGAAATTTGTATGGACGAAGCAAAAGCTTCCGAGTTTCTGCTTAATATCATGCCTGACGATGTAAATGACAAGATCAAGAAAGCAGCGGAATCCGGAGTCTATGACGATGCTACATTAAGCGATGCTCAGAGAAAAGCGATCTCAGCAGCAATGGCGGAAGTAGCAGGATCTGTGGCTGCAACTGATGATGCTGTGAAAGAAGGAAACTAAGGAGATAATTATGCTCGAATTAATTCTTCCCGGATATGAGCCATTTGATCAAGAAACTCAAACTTTTGGAAAGGTTGTAAAACCTACTAAGATTAAGCTCGAGCACTCCTTAATAGCAATTTCAAAATGGGAGCAAATATGGCATAAGCCATTGCTGAAACTCATGGATGAAGGAACTCTAACGGATGAAGAGTTTTTTGATTATATGTATTGCATGATAGTTGGGTCTTTCGATAAGGTCGAATTCTTTAAACGGCTTGATGATCATTTACTTAAAAAAGTAACAGACTATATCAATGACCCAGCTACGGCATCTAGGGTTTTTACAATTGGAGATGACGACAAAGGAAAACCGGAGACGTTAACTAGCGAATTAATATATGCTTACCTAGCAATGGCTAGAATACCATTCGACCCTTGCGAGAAATGGAATATAAAGCGTGTATTTATGCTAATAGAATTATACACTGTAAAAACTAATCCACCTAAGAAAATGTCCAATGAAGAAATCCGAAGATGGCAAAAGAAAGAAAATGAACGAAGAAAAAAAGAATTACACACAAAGGGGTGACATTATGGCCAGAACACGAAAAGCGGCTGTTAACCTTATTAATTCTTGGGTTGGCAAAAATGAAAAAGATGGATCTTATAAATCCATTCTTGATATTTACAACAAACAGAAAACAAAACCAAGAGGCGTCACTATGAAACCTGGAATGGCATGGTGCGCTACGACTTGGTCCGCAGTAGCAATTGCCCTTGGATACACTGATATTATGCCTGTTGAGTGCAGTTGTTTCTACCTTATTAAAAGGGCACAGAAAATGGGTTGCTGGAAAGAGAATGATAACTACATTCCTAAAATTGGAGATGCTTGTCTTTATGATTGGCAGGACAATGGGGTCGGAGACAACAAAGGAACTCCAAAACATGTAGGAATGGTTACCTATGTTAACAAGAGTGAAGGGTACTTTGTCGTAACAGAAGGCAACTATAAGGATTCTGTTAAGAAGAGAACGGTCAGCATCAATGGTAAATTCATAAGAGGATTTATTACACCAAAATACGATGCAGATCAGCCAAAGATTAGAACTAGCACTCATCGCCATTCCGGTAAAGAAGTTAAAGCAGTAGCAAGAGAAGTGATTGCTGGTCAATGGGGCGAAGATTACAAATCGAATCTTAAAGAAAAGCATTATGATGTCGATGCCGTTATGAAAGAAGTAGATGCAGTAATTAATACGCCATGTGGACTAACGACTACTACTTGTTATGCAGCACATACGAGCTATTTTTATAAGGGGTTATATAAAACTTCTAAGAAAACTCCTATGCGTATCGACGCTGGATGGAACAAAAAGCTCATGGTTGAAATTCCATCTGGGAGAAAGGTTGAATGCTATGGATACTTCAGCAAGTATAAAAAATCTGTGTGGTTACTGTGCGTGGTAACTATTAAGGGAAAAAAGTATACAGGATTTGTAGAACGTTCTACATTAGCGGAATAAAGGAGAAACGATATGATCAGATGCAAACTTGAGGGCAATTTTAAAAAGCTCGATAATTATTTCGAAAAGCTTTTGGAAGGCGTTAACGTCGGTATATTAAATAAGTACGGACGCGAAGGCGTAGCCGCCCTCAAGGCTGCAACTCCTGTTGATACCGGAGTAACAGCTGCATCGTGGTATTATGAAATAGTGCGCGATAACGGATCTATAAGTTTAGTGTTTAAAAATTCTAATGTAGTGAACCATGTGAATATAGCTATTATTCTACAATATGGACATGGAACTAGAAATGGTGGGTATGTTCAGGGGGTTGACTATATTAACCCGGCTTTAAAACCGGTATTTGATAGACTAGCTAAAGATGCTTGGAAGGAGGTCACTGGATAATGGGTAAAGTTGTTGAAGATGACGTTGTCAGAATGCAATTCGAGAATGGACAATTCGAGAAAAAAATCCGTCAAAGTCAAAAATCTATAGAAGCTCTTAAGAAAAGCATCGATTTTAGTGAGTCTGGAAAGAGTCTTGCTAAATTTCAAAATGAGACCAAAAAGTTCAACATGGACGGAATGGGCAGAGCGGTAGAAGCAGTTCAAATCAAATTCTCAGCTATGGATACTGTAGCTATGAGCGTGTTGAATCGACTTACAAATGCAGCTGTTGATGCAGGGAAAAAAATAGTATCGGCTTTAGCTTTTGATGGTATGTCTGATGGCTGGAATGAATATAAGTTAAAGATGAACTCTATCCAGACAATTATTATGTCTACTGGAGAAAGTTTGTCCACTGTAAATAAGTATCTCGATGAGCTCAATAAGTACTCAGATAGAACTATTTATTCGTTCTCAGACATGACTGCAAATATCGGTAAGTTTACAAACGCCGGTGTAGGTTTGAAGGATGCAGTTGCAGCAATTAAGGGTGTATCGAACGAAGCAGCAATTTCTGGTGCAAATGCAGAACAGGCATCCCACGCAATGTATAACTTTGCTCAGGCATTATCAGCAGGATACGTAAAGCTTATCGACTGGAAATCAATTGAAGTTGCTAATATGGCAACGATGGATTTCAAACAGAACTTGCTTGATACTGCGGTTGCTCTAGGCACAGTCGTTAAAAAGGGTGAAGACTATTACACCACAACTACCAACGCTAAAGGAGCTACATCCGACGCATTCAACGCTACCAAGAACTGGAACGATAATCTTCAGTATCAGTGGATGACAACTGATGTTCTTGTTCAGACACTTAGCAAGTATACAGATGAAACAACAGAACTTGGTCAAAAAGCATACGCTGCAGCTTCAGAATTTAAAGATGCTGGACAGATGTTCGCAGCTTGGAAAGAAGCTATCGGTTCTGGATGGGAACATACATGGGAAACGATATTTGGTAACTTTGAAGAATCTAAAAAACTTTGGGGCTTTTTAGACAATATAATCGGTAACTACATCGTAAAAACGTTTGCAGCTAAGAATGCTACTCTAGATGCTTGGAAGAAAATGGGTGGTCGAAATTCTTTAATGCATTCATTTGTAAATATTATGGCGGCAGCTGTTGCTGTATTAGATACTTTTAGGGTTGCTTATAGAGCTATATTTCCAGAAAAGAATGCAAAAGAAATAAAAAATATAACTGATGCATTTGAAGCTTTCACTAAGAAACTAATAATGTCTAGGGATAAGGTTGATAAGCTATATCGGACACTGAAAGGTTTATTCACAATTGTCAAGATTGTTAAAAACGTTCTTGGAGTAGGACTTAAGACAGCCTTACAGGTAGTTTCTAAATTATTGGGAGTATCTGTAAATAGTGTACTCGACCTTACAGCGGTTCTAGGTGATGGAATTGTACAGTTTGAAAAGTTTGGAAATATTTCAGGTGTAGCTGCTAAGAGTGTCGATTTCATGTCATCAGCAATAGCATTTGCCATCAAAAATATTGAGTACTTTGCAAAAGCGATTTGGAATTGGAAAGGAACGCAGGAAGTAATAAAATCCTTAGACGATCTTATAGTTAAAACGTTGTGGCCGGATATAAAAGACTTTGGCGAAAATGCTGGGAAACTGATTGATGAATTTATTGATCATTGTAAAGAAGTTGGCCATATAGATTTCAAAGCTTTACTCAGTACTATTCTTGGAATAGGAGCAGTTGCTAAAGAGAGTTTTGGTGGAGCAGGAGATTCGATAGATTCTTTTACTTCGAAATTATATTCTCTTAGGTCTAAGATAACAGGATATTTAAAAGGTTGGACCGATCAGGCAGCCGGATTTAAGAAAACGATGATTGATACATTTGATGGCGTATTTTCTTTCGTTGAAGACAAATCCGGAAAGGTTAATACAGCTAATATCTTAACTATCTTGTTAGGAGGGGTTTCTGTAAAGGCCCTTTATAATCTCTCTAAGTTATTGTCGGTGCTTACCGATAGGTTCGGTGGTTTATTTGCCTTGCCAGCAGCGATTGGTAACAGTTTTATTAAACTGATGAATCAAGGAGCACTAACCCTTAAAACTTGGCAGGATTCTATCAAAGCTGACATAGTTATTAAGATCGCAAAAGCTGTAGCTATATTAGTAGGGTCTATAGCTTTGTTAACTGTGTTACCTCAGGATAGAATTGAAGGCGCTGTTGTCTTGATAGGCATATTGGGGGCAGCGTTAACAGCATTTGCTTACGCTATTGGATCTATTTCCACAGAAAAGTTAGCAAAAGGATTCTCTGGCGTTTCAGCAATGGTTATTTCTATTGCCGGAAGCATTTTGCTAATGACCGTTGCGCTTGAGAAACTTCAAAATGTGACTATTAATAAATCAATGGCAATTAATATCGGCGTTATAACTGGTCTTGTAGGAGTAATTACTATATGTTCTGGAGCTTTAACTAAATATACAATGGGTGCAAATGCTAAATTAGCATCAGCCGGAGCTCTTCAAATTGTATCTTTAGCTGCTTCTCTGCTGCTGATGGTTAAAGCTATAAAAGGACTATCCAATTATAATATTGGAGATGCTGGGAGCACTATTGGCGCTTTAGTATTAGCTGTTGGATCGTTATCGGTTCTTATGATTGCTGTTGGAAAAGCGAATGGTTTGGGCGGAGCTAGAGGAGCGCTTACATTGTTAAGTTCCGTGGTAGCAATATACGGATTAGCTAAAGTAATGTCTAAAATTTCTAAGATGGATTTTAGCTCCATGAAGAAAGGATGGAAACAATTTGTAGCCGTATTCGGAACGATGATGCTGTTATTTAAGGCATCTGCTAAAGCTGGTCCGAATGCCTCTAAAGCAGCCGTATTACTACTTGGATTTACTGTTAGTCTACATGTTTTACTTGCTGCATTTGAGAAATTACAGAAGTACGATTTTAAGACAATGGCTAAATGCATAATGGATCTAATTGCACTGATGATACCTATTGGGGGTCTAATTAAAGCTAGCGCTAGCGCTGGACAATATGCTGCTAGAGCTGGTGTTATGATGATGACCGTTGCTGGTTCTATTGTAATTTTAACTGCGGCTATAGCTATACTATCCGGTCTTGACCAGTCAAAAATGGCAGGAGCGACCGCGGCTGTTGATTCCATAATCTTATGCATGTCAGCTATGATCAAAGCTGGCGATGTATCAATTGATGCTAAGAAGTCAGTGATAGTTGCTGCTTTGGTTGTAGGTGAGATAGCTGGAGTTATTGCTTTGTTGGCTCAGCTAGATCCAACTGGAGTTATGGCAGGATCAGCAGCAATATCATTGCTTTTAGGTGTATTTACATTATGCTTAAAAGGGTTCGCTGGTGTTGGAAAGGTGCGCGCTAGCGTTCTTTTAGCTGGTGCAGTTCTTTTGGAAATAGCTGGTGTTATTGGGCTAGTAGCTCAATTGGATTGGAAACGATCGTTAGCGGCATCAGCTGGATTAAGCATGGTTCTGTTATCTATATCAGCTTCTATGCTGATACTTCAAAATGTTCCTATTGCCGGGGCTATAAATGCGTTAGGAAGTTTCTCGATATTTGTCGCTGGACTCGCAGCAATTATAGCTGTACTCGGAGGTCTCAATAAGATACCTGGATTCCAGGATTTCATGAACGGTGGAGTTCAAGTATTAGAAATCCTTGGCGAAGGTTTAGGAAAATTAGTCGGCGGAATCATATCCGGCGTTGGTCAGGGAATTACAGATGGATTGCCGCAAATAGCTACAAATCTATCAGACTTTGCAAAGAAACTGCAGCCATTTTTATCTGCAATGGGCAAAGTAAAACCTGAGATAGGATCATCTATGTCCGTGCTGGCTGGGTGTATTGTCAAAATAGCCGGAGCAGAGATTGTAAATGCCATTTCTACCTTTGTAAACCTTGGAAAAGATCCAATTCAGAAATTTGCTTATCAACTTCAGTACCTTGGTGCTGGTATGAAAGCATATGGCGATCAAGTAGCAAATGTAAATCCGGAAACAGTTAAGGGCACCGCAATAGCGGCTAAAACTCTAGTTGAATTAGCGAATGCTATACCAAGATCTGGAGGATTAGCTCAACTTTTAGCTGGGGCAAAGGATCTCGCTGATTTTGGATTATCTCTTATCCCGTTCGGAGCAGCATTCGCAATGTATGCTATGGAAGTTGCTAATATAAACCCTGGTGTAATCAAAGGAACGTCTTCTGCAGCTCAAACATTAACAGATTTAGCTAATGCTATACCTGAAGCTGGCGGATTAAAACAGTTACTGACAGGGTCTAAAAGTTTAACTTCATTTGGATTATCTCTTATCCCGTTCGGAGCAGCATTTGCTACTTATTCTAGTCTAGTGGCTGGTGTTAATACATCAACTATAAAGGCTACATCTGCAGCAGCAATGACGATAAGCGAATTTGCAAATTCCATTCCTAAGTTAGACGGTATGAAAGAGTGGTTCGTAGGAGGTTCTGAAGATTTAGGAACTTTCGGCAAGAGTATGGTCTCATTCGGTAAATCATTTGCCAAATACTCTGATTCTGTATCTAAAGTTGATACCGAATCGATAAATGCTACATCTGCAGCAGCAATGACGATTACTAAATTGGCCAAAACAATACCAAGTTTGGATGGTATGAAAGAATGGTTTGTCGGCGGTTCTCAGGACTTAGGAACTTTTGGTAAGAGCATGGTATCGTTTGGTAAGTCATTTGCTAAGTACTCTAAAACGGTATCCGGAATCGATACCTCAACTATAACAGCTACATCTGCCGCAGCTACATCCATTGCAAAATTGAATGATGATCTACCAGAAGCAACTTCTGCTAAGAGTATACTCTTTGGCGGGAACAAGGAGAGCTTAAAGAAATTCGGAAAGAATCTTGTATCGTTTGGCGAGAGTTTCGTCAGCTTCTCAGCAACAATAAAAGGAGCCGACACATCTAACGCTGGAACTATTGCTAAGCAATTATCTGATTTCATTAATTCGTTAAATGGAATTAAGGGCGGACTAGATAAAAAAGTCAAAGACATGAACAAAGCATTTAAGGCTTTGGGTAAGACATCCCTAAAATCTGTGCAGAATGGATTCGAATCAAAATCGGGGGATTTCGAGAAGGTTGGTTCTAAGGTTGTTGGATGGATCTCAGCTGGAATGAAAAACAATAGCGAAGATATGAAGTCTCCGTCATCAAGTGTGGCCAAGAAATTCTTGAAGTACGTCACTGATGCATTTAAGTCGGATACAGATACTACCGATGGATTTAACTCAGTGGTAAATAGCGCTCTTAGTACAGCTAAAAGCACATTTAATGATTATAATTCAAAATTCAAAGACGCCGGTTCATCATTAGCCAAGAACCTTGCTAGCGGTATGAGATCTAATTCTAAAGATTTTAGTACGGCTGGCGCTAATGCGGCTATAGGATTTATGAGCGGGGCAAAGAACAAGAGCTCGGATGTATACTCTACTGGAGTTTCCTTAGGAAATCAATTACTTAAGGGTATGAAGAGCAAAAAGTCTCTTGACGAGCATTCCCCTTCCAAGAAAACCAATAAAGTTGGTGTTTACGCTGGAGAAGGTCTTGTGAAAGGTGTTAAATCAACGGCTGGAGACATTGAACTTGCTGGTATTGACGCTGGAAGAGGGGCTTTGTTAGGCGCAGGAAAAGGTATAAAGGATGGAGCTAAGAAAGCGCAAAAAACAGTTACGGGATATGTTAAGGGAATTAAGAAATCCATTAGTAAATCGGTTGGAAATAAAGACGTTGATGGCGTTATGAAGACTGTAAATGGCATTCTTAATGCAGGCAACAGTACGTTTTCAGACCAAATGGATAAAACGACAAAAGACATTATCAAAAATGCTAACAAAACTGGAGCTGGCGTAACTAGTTCATACGATGCCACTTCTAAGAAGATCGCAAGTAAGTCCAAAAAGAACAGCAAGAAAGCAAAGATGAAGATGACCAAAATCATTAAGGTTGCTTATCAGTTTGGAAAGACTTTCGATAAAGCTGTAAGCTCGTTTAATAAAACCCCATATGAGACGATTACTAAAATCTCTAAGAGTTTAGGAAAAGAGCTTCTCAAGACAACACCTAAGCTTAAGACACTTAGCAAAGCTACTAAAACTGCCGAAAAAACTATCAAGAATTTTGCTATTGCACTGTATAAGGAATCGGATCAGTATAAGGAAGACACTAAGTCCGTTAAGCAGCATGAGGCAGCTTTAAAGAAGCTCCTTAAAACTCAAGACCGTTTAAAGAAGGGCCTTAGTGCTTCAGGCAAAAAGCTTAGCAAAAAGAATCTCAATTCGGCTATTAAGGAAAATAACACTGCTATTAAAAATGCTGTGAAACAGCTGAAAGATGATCAAAAGACGATCCAGTCTAATATTAACTCGACATTCAAAGAATATAGGAATAATATCATTAACTCGATAAAGGAGTATACTAAGTTTACGAATATCGCATTCGATAACTCTAGAAATATATTCTCTGAATTCTCTGATTCTATGGATGACGAGATGAGTACAGTTCTTAAGAATATGGAAAGCCAGGTTGATGGCTATCAGGAAATGAAGGACAACCTTGCAAAATTAGCAAAGAACGGTCTTAGTAAGGGTCTTATCGATACTCTTAAAGGTATGGGAGAATCTGGTTATGCATACATCAAATTGTTTGCAAATGCTTCTAAAGAAGAAATCGATAGGGCAAACAAAGCGTATGCAGAAGCTAGTAAGCAAACGAAAGAAGATATTATTGCTTCTTATAAACAGACTTACCAAGATGCTGTTAAGTGGAAGAACTCTATTAAGAAGATGCTCAATCAGGGTTGGGACATTCGCCTTGTTCAAGAATTGGTTGATGAAGGTCCTGGAAATCTTAGCAAAGTATTGGAAATGCTTACTTTTTCAGATGAAGAACGTAAAGAAATAAACGATGTGTATGTTAAGAATCTTAAACTTCAGAAATCTGGAGCCAATGATATTATCAAGTCATTTGCTTTGAAGAAAGAGAAAGAAGCGGCCAAGAAGAAAGCAAAGAAAGCTGTTAAGAAAACGGCAAAAGAGGTTAAGAAAGACGTAAAAGAAATTCCTAATGCTGTTTCAGAAGCAGCTAAGGAAATGGAGAAAAACCTCAAGAAGATAAACAATGATTGGGACGATGCAAAGAAGAAAATCGAAGATACGGCAAAGTCTATGACTGAATCTGTAAAGAGCAGTCTTGATAGTTTCACATCGTTTGTTAATTTCGACATTTCAAGTTCTACGGATTACTTTACGAGATACGAGGAAGTAGTAAATGATCTCGGCAATGACACCATTATCGATCGTATGTGGTCACAGGTTAATGCCGAAAAGAGAGTAATCGAAGGTCTCGAGGAACTAAAGAATATGGGATTTGCAGATGGATTGCTGGATTATCTTAAGAGTCTAGGGACGCAAGCAATACCGTATATCGAGGGATTCAGACTTGCCACGGCTGATCAGATTGATCGAACAAATGCAGTATTCAAAGAGAAGATGCAAATGACAAAAGATCAAATTTTACAGCAGGCAAAGGATAATATGGAATCTGTTAAGAAATGGCGAGATGAAATTGTTGTGTTGTCGAAAGAGCTTGACCCAAGGCTATTGCAAGAGTTGATAAACAAAGGCTTGGACGGAGCAGATATCGTCGATGCGTATTTCCAAATGACACCAGATGAAAAGAAGCAGATAAATCAGTATTACAAAGATACATTATCTATGAACGAGGAAGTTTCTAAAGAAGTATCTGATTCGTACAAAGAAGCAGGTCTAGGAGCTGTCAATTCCATGTATCAGGGAATGATTGATGCTGCTACAGGCAAGGATGTATCTTCTAAGAAAGGCTCATCTAGGAACCTCAAAGGATCTGCAGCGACAAAAACTGTTCACGCGGTAGCTAAGTCATTTGACGAAGTACTTAAAAAAGATACGTCATTCAAGTCTTCAGGTAAGAAAGCTGGAAACCAGTTCAAAGCTGGAATCGACTCAGCTTCCGAAGGGGTTGCAAAGTCTGCAAAGCAATTAGCCAAGAAGGCTTGTACAACCTTTACGAATTACGCAGAAACAAACTTCAAGAAAGCTTTTAAATCTGCCGGAACATCTCTTGGTTATTGCTTTGCTTTAGGTCTTGCTGCAACAACGGTGTTAACAGCTGTAGAATCTTCTTGTGAATCAGTGGTAGATAAAGCATTATCTTCGTTTTCAAAAGGCAGCGACAAAGCATCTTCTAAAGGAAGTGCACTTGGTAATTCATTTGCTCGAGGCATTAGAGGAGCTATACCATCAGCTGTTAGTGCTGCTCAGGAATTAGTTGACGCTGTAAACGCAGTACTATCTAAAATACAGATGCCTAGTTTAAGTGCCAGTGTTAACACTTCGAATCTGTCGTCAATGGTTAGTAGCGGAGTGACATCAGCTACGGGATCTTCTGTAGCAGGAGCTAGCGCTGGTTTAACAGCTGTTATAGCTAGTGGAATAGCCGGAAGTGTGCTCGGCAAAGGTAACGGTCTTAACAAAGCTTTGGCGGTATTGCAGAATGGCGGAAGGGGTAGTAAAACTGGTCGCGCTCTAAAAGGATCTAGTACCAATGTAACTAACAACTATACATTCAATCAGACTAACAATTCTCCTGTCGCATTATCTAATACTGAGATATATCGACAGACGAAGAATCAGTTTAGTCAGTTAAAGGGGGCTCTTAAATGATAAAAAAAGTAATTGTTACTAATTATTTAGGGGAATCCCTAGAAATGGAACTAGCTAGGCCTGAGGTTTCGGGTCTAGCTATAACAGATATCGAAGGTTTAGGGCCAGTTAAGGCAACTATCAATACTAGCGAGATAGCGACCGGAGATGGAGCATTATATAATAGTGCTAAACTTGAAACTAGAAATATAGTTATGACTCTGGATTTTAGATTCGGAACAGATATCGAAACCATTAGGCATACTACATATAAGTATTTCCCTATCAAGAGATATATCACGTTGACATTTGTAACGGATCAGAGATCTCTTGATGCTTTCGGTTATGTCGAGTCAAATGAACCTGAAATATTCCAGGCGCACGAAGTGACTCAGATCTCCGTAATTTGTCCAGATCCATACTTTTATGCAACTAATGGAAAGACGCTTACATTATTTAGTGGTGTCAATCCTAAATTCGAATTTCCATTTGAAAACAATTCGTTAACCGAAAAGCTCATAAACTTCGGTGACATCGTACATATGTATGAGAATGTAGTAACGTACAAAGGAGATGCTTCGGTTGGTATAACGATAACGATTCATGCGCTAGATACAGTAAAAGATATTGTGATCTATAACGCTAGAACTCGTGAAGTTATGAGGATAAACACTGACTTTATACAGACCTTAACAGGTCAGGCCTATGGCGCTGGCGATGATATTATTATCAACACTAAGCGAGGAGAAAAGTCAGTTACATTACTGAGAGCCGGCTTAACGACAAACATTCTCAACTGCTTAGGCAAAGGATCGAGCTGGTTCCAGCTGTCGAAAGGAGATAATATCTTCATTTACAATGCCACAGAAGGAGCAATGAGTATTCAGTTCAAGATTGAAAACGATACGATATACGAAGGAGTATAACTTATGGAAGGTGATTAATTTGAGGAGGTAAGCAATGGAAGCTACAATATTAAACTCAAGGTTTGAAAAAGTAGCCATTATTGACAGGTTCAAGTCCTTCATTTGGACTGATAGATATCAAGAGAATGGGGACTTTGAACTCTACCTCACTTTGGACATGGATGGAGTGTTTCCTTATCTAGTCAATGACTACTATCTTCAAAATGATGATTCAGTTCACATGATGATTATTCAGGGAATGCTTCTTGAAACGAATACTACAGAAGGACCAACAATTAAAGTTATAGGCTACTCTCTTGAGAGCTTGCTGAAGCGTAGGATAATATGGGACAATACTACACTTGGCGGAAATTTCCAAGATGGAATAGAGAAGCTTATAAATGATGCTATTATAGCACCGTCAAAATCAGAAAGGAAGATTTCTAACTTTGTATTCAAGAAGAGTACAGACAGTAGAATAACCGCTCTGACAATTGACGCAAAGTATGAGCAGCATGAAAACTTATACGAGGCAATAAACTCACTTTGCGTCGAGAAACAAATTGGATTTAAAGTTACGTTAAATGAAAATAAACAATTTGAGTTTGAGCTGTACAAAGGCGTTGATAGATCTTATGCACAGCAATTAATTCCATATGTTGTATTCAGTCCTTCATTTGAAAACTTAAATAACACATCTTATTTGGACAGTAAAGAAGATTACGCAAACGTTGCGTTAACTGTTGGAGAAGATGGGGATACACAAACATTATCCGGGAATCCGTTGAAGATTACTAAAGAAGTGACTAGGGACGGAGAAACTCAGGAACAGTTGAGTGGTATGCATCGATGCGAGATATATGTTGATGCTGGGTCAATTACTTCTGAGGATGAGGACCATAAAATGAGCGACGCCGAACGACTGAAAGTAGTTGCTCAGAAGGGCAAAGAAGCTTTAGCTGAGAAACCACATACCATATCTATGGATGGAGATGTTGATCCTCATACTATGTTTGTGTATGGACGAGATTTCAAAATGGGGGATGTAGTACAGATAGAAAACGACTATGGTATTAAAGGGACATCAACCGTGTCGGAATTCATTATGTCCCAAGATTCTAGTGGGGAAACTTCATACCCTACTTTTACAGACTTTGTAAGTGCCGATGATAACAGAATACCAGTAGGCTCTTAAAGAATAAGATAAAGGAGGAAAAATATGAGTTTTGCATCTGGATTTTTTAATTCCGTAGATCATGATAGATTATACGATGCTACCGACATTTCAAGATTATTTGATGGCTTAATTCGAGATGGAATTTTTGCATCTATTGGCGACTGCATGGTCGTTAAGCAAAGCAACCAGATGAATGTAACGGTTGGAACTGGACGAGCATGGTTTAATCATACTTGGAGTTACAACGATGCTCTTTATCCAGTTACTATTCCACCATCAGAGATTCTTATGGATCGTATAGATGCGGTTGTTCTGGAGATCAATTCAGTTGAATCTGTAAGAGCAAACAGCATTAAATTAATTAAAGGAACGCCATCGTCTACACCAACCAAGCCGGCATTGACGAATACTAAAGAAGTTCATCAGTATCCATTGGCGTATGTCACAGTCGGTAAAGAGGTTACGTCAATCAGGCAGGCGGATATTGAAAACTGTGTAGGGACGAGTGTGTGCCCATTTGTTACAGGCATTCTTGAGGTAATTAGTATTGAACAACTTATTCCTCAATGGAAGGATATCTTGAATCGGTTCGTAGAAGAGAATACTGCAAACTTCAATACATGGATGAATGGAGAAAAGCAGGATTACCAGGCTTGGCTCACAGCCGCTAAAAAAGAGATTACGGATTGGCAAGCAACTTCAAAATCGGACTATCAGAAATGGTACGACAGTATTAAGAATGGCTATGATCAGTGGTTCGCTACAATTAAAGCTGCTTATGACGCTAACTGGTCAACATTCCAGCAATGGGAAAAGGCGTCCCAGGCAGAGTTTGATAAGTGGTTTGAAAATATAAAAAACAAACTCGAAGGTGACCTTGGAGCTAAACTTACTCTAGAAACCGAGAAGTTAGGTAAAGAGAAAGTATCACTTATCGAGTCAACGAAAACAGATCTCAAAGGTACTGTGGAAGCTCCATTGATGTTAGGTAAGGCTACGAGGAATTTGTTGCCTTATCCATATGTAAGCGCTAGCGGGTCGGTTTCGTATGGCGTAACGATGACGTACACAGAAGAAGGAACTGCTTCTTTTGACGGCACATTATCGGATAATGCAAGACAACCTGGTTTTAAATTATATAGTAATACTGAAAAGTTATTTAATGATGCTATAAATACGCTATATTCAAAGTACGATACGACAATTCCAGGTGTCTTGCATGCTTTTTTTCAAATTTTTGCCAAAGGTAATACTTGGGTAACCAACGTCGAGACTTTATCAAAAAACGACTATGACTGGTCGAAATACTATTGTAATTATGTTGTTCAATATCATAAAACTTCCGGAGATGTTCGTGGGACAATATCCAATATCAGAATAGTAACCGATGCCGATGATCCATTCGTTCCATATTCCGGATACGATATTAAGACGATTGGAAAGAATTTGATTCCGTATCCATATTATCGTGGATCTGAACATACTACTAATGGAATAACATTCACCGTAGATTCAAAAAGAATAATTCATGCTTCTGGAACAGCTACCAGCGCAGCGTTTTATTCATTCGTCTATGGTACGATAATCCCTTGTATAACAGTTGGCAAAAAATATACTATGACCTTAACTGTTAAAAATGGCCCTGCATCTGCGTTTTTAGCTAATGTTAAGGATGGCAAGAATACCGATATTGCCGCTATACGATCGTTAAGCGTTGGAACAAAATCAACCACATTCACATTTACGAGAATAGATGGAGCAACTGATATGATTGCGATTTATATTGCTGCCGGAACGACCCTAACCGGCTGCCAAATCCAGGTCCAATTAGAAGAAGGGGAAACTGCTACAGATATTGAACAGTATAGGTCATCAACCACGAAGATTACCAAGGATACAGAGTTTCCTAATTTCGATCTAAAATCATTCGATTCGGTTACTCATATAATCTCTCCGGCTAATGTTCAGTCATTCCATGCTGATGCGCCAAATGGTAAATACCTGTTAGAGTCAATCAAGAAATCTGCCGAGTCTGGTGGGGTTAGCTATGGAGCAACTGAACCAACAAATCCTAAGCCTGGAGATTTGTGGGTTAATCCGGACCAAACAGATGTTTTACAGGTTTATAATGGGGAATATTGGGGAGGTGTCAACGGCCTTTATATTGGAGACGGCGGCGGTTTTCCATCTTCTCCATATCCCGGCCAATTATGCTATAACCCTCGTAATAAAATGATGTATGTTTATATTTCATACAGCGGAGCATGGGGAGATCCTGGCTGGCTCGCTGTAGGATCGGAAGACCCGGGAGGATATCATTACGGTGCTTCTGCCCCGGCCAATACCAAACTCTTATGGATTGATGCGTCAGGTGTAGCTAGGTTTTATAATGGCTCTGCCTGGGTACCATTAGCAGCGACGTGGGGATAATTCAAAATGGGGGTATAGATAATGTATTTATCGGGATTTGATCATTTTACGAAGGACAAAGAAAAACGAAATGTAAAAAATCCCCGGGAGGAAAAATCAAATAAAGTTTTTTAAAAAGGAGGGTGAAGATAATGCCTAATTTTCTTACCGCGGCAGAAATGAACACTCTTAAAGCCAAGGTAAAAACAGAAATGCAGCGTAGAGCATATAATGGTTCTATGACTGGGTTTGCATCTGCATCGTACGACTTCTCCACAACTCCTACATCCGGAACTAAAGTCACAGCGGACCAAGGCAAAAAAGTAATTGAGCCTTTATTGAACATTAAAGACCATGGTAACTTGAACACTGCCGATTTAAAGACTGGTTCTAAGATTCCGTCATCTTTCAATAACGAATTGCTATCTTATACTGACTCATTATCTCAAGAGCCAATCGATGGGGCTACCTCTTCATGTCGTGGAGCATGCTCTGGACTATGTGTAGGGACGTGCGGCAGCACATGTAGCGGATGTAGCAGCTGTTCTGGTGGATGTAGCGGATCTGGTGGATCTGGTGGCAGCGGCTCGATTGGCTGCGGAGGATGCTTTGGTAATTGCGGCGGGTGTAATGCTTGCGCTGGATGCGGAGGGTGTAGCAGTGGATGCCAAGGAGGATGTTCTGGATCTTGTGAAGGGTGTGGGAGATCTTGCAGTGGGTGCAGTGGCTGCGACGGATCTTGTGAAGGGTGCTCAGGATGCGCTGGATGCGGAGGATCTTGTTCTAGTTCATGTTCATCGAAAGGAAAGGGTTCGGCTTGTGCCACGTGCTATAGTTGTACTGGCTGTGCTAGTTCGTGTTCTTCATGTTCATCTTGTGGAGGATGTTCTGGATCAAGTGGATGCCAAGGAGGATGTACTGGATGCTATGCTGGCTGCGACGGATCTTGTGAGGCTACTTGCTTCAGCAACTGCGACGGGTGCGAAGGATCTTGTGAATCGGAATGCACAGCTGGATGCTATGCTGGATGCACAGGAGGATGCTCAGGAGGATGCTCCGGATGCTCAGGAGGATGTGATTCTGGATGTTACGGCTCATGTACTGGAAATTGCGACGGATGTAGTAATGGATGTAGTGGTGGATGCAAAAACGCATGTGCAACAACTTGCTCAGCGACATGCACTGGAACATGCCAAGCTCAAGCGTTTGGTGCCGTAGTATCGGGGGTTGAGGACCCAACAGTAGATCTGATTGCGAATGGTATGATGAAACCGATATACTCTAAAGCATTGTGGAACCAAGTGCTTCCAGGTGGCGGTTATGCTAATAATTCTAATTATGAGCTTAAAGATCTTGGGATACAGATACGTTACGATAAAAAGAATAGCGAAATATTGTTTGATTTATCCAATGGACTTACAGTAGTTGACAACACCATATTCAAACAGTTAGGCTATAAATTGGCAATACCTCTATTCGTAATGCTTAATGATTCGAACATAACATATAATCCAAACCATGTTGGATCATCAGATAATTATTGGCCTCCAACAATTGAGAATGCTAACGGTCTTGTCATTAACGCCGGTCAAGGGTACCAAATAAGGGTATCACCGAACGAGACCACACAAGCAAATAAAAAATGCACTAGGTTCGACTTAATTTGGTATAAATATAACACTACTAAAAATTATCCTGAAGTTGGTTCAATATTTAAGGGGTCAAAGGTAATAAGAATACCATTCAAAATAACAGGAATATAAAACTATTAAAAGAAAAGGAGTTAACTAATATGAAAAACTTTACATTAGAACTTAACAAAGAGACAGCTGACTATTTACAGAGACTTGCATATGAGGTTATGACTAGAAAAGACGTTGTAGCTCATATGCTGGAGTCGGCAAAAGATGACGCAGATGCTTCGGTATTGGACTCAGTTCCGTTTAAGCATTACCACAAATTGCTTGAGGAAGCAGAATGTTCCTATGACATTGCCAAAGCAGAGTTAGAAAAATCTCTTCAGCCTCGTGTTCTGGAGCATGAAGGAAAAGATGTTAAATTCAGATGGGCAGTAACAGACTTTTCAGAGCACCTCGTACACATTACCGTATTAGAGGGCTAAGCCTATGAAGAAGTTCGAACAGTTTCAGGATATGATCGGAAGGTTGTATCCTGAGACAATTATTACAAATAATGCATCTGACAGAAGAACTTTATCTCGTACCGTGACTTTTCAAGTAACAGACGAGTGTAACTTGTGCTGTACATACTGTTACCAGATAAACAAAGGCAAGAGAAAAATGAAGTTCGAAGATGCAAAGAAACTTATTGATATGCTTCTTACCGGAGATGAACGCCTCGGTAACTACATCGACGTATCGACATCACCTGGCATTATCATTGAGTTTATTGGCGGAGAGCCTTTCTTATGCGTGGATCTTATTGATCAGATTTGCACGTATTTCTATGATAAGGCTATCGAGTTGATGCACCCATGGGCAACAAAATTTTGTATTTCGATTTGCTCAAATGGTGTATTATATTTTGAGCCTAAGGTTCAGAAGTTCCTGAACAAATGGCGGCATAATCTCTCTTTCTCAATTACCATCGATGGAAATAAGGCTCTGCATGATGCTTGTAGAGTCTTTCCAGATGGTACTGGGTCTTATGATGTGGCAGTAGCTGGAGCTCGTGATTGGATATCAAGGGGGTACTATATGGGCTCTAAGATCACTATAGCTCCTGGCAATGTTCAGCATCTGTTTTCAGCGATTAAGCACATGGTCGAACTTGGATACAAGGACATTAATGCAAATGTCGTTTACGAAAAAGGATGGACGTTGGATCACGCAAAGATCTATTATGAACAGCTCAAAATGTTGGCCGATTATTGGCTTGAGAACGATTTAGCTGATGATCATTTTATGGCACTATTTGAGAATGATTTCTTTAAACCAAAAGAAGAAACAGATCTTGAAAACTGGTGTGGCGGAACTGGATTTATGTTAGCGATGGACCCAGACGGTTGGCTTTATCCATGCATTAGATATATGGAGAGCAGTCTAGGAACGTCCCGAGAGCCTCTTAGAATTGGTCACGTCAATTTCGGAATTGCTCAAAGAAAATGCGATAAGCAGTGCGTTGAGTGCCTCAATAAAATTGATAGAAGAACAGAGTCTAGTGACGAATGCTTCTATTGTCCTATTGCCGAAGGATGCAGTTGGTGCTCTGCATACAATTACCAGGAAAATGGAACACCGGATTCTCGTTGCACTTATATTTGCGATATGCACAAGACCAGATCACTTGCAAATGCATACTTCTGGAATAAGTGGTATCGTAAGAAACATTGGAAACAGAGATTCAAAATATACTGCCCGGATGAATGGGCCATTCCTATTATTGGAGAAGAAGAACTTAATATGCTTAAAGAATTAAGTAAGGAGGATCAAAATGAAACTTAAATTTGGAAATGGAACGACAGTTGATATTCGAAAATTTACAAGAGAGTATGCTCAGAATCAGTCCGGTAGAACTTATCTGAACATCACTTCAACATACGAATCCCCAGCAGTGTTTGACAGAATCGCTTCTACAGCTCGTAATGCCGACAATATCTCTCATATGGAGATTACAGACGACAATGAAAATGTCACTACATTCGACGGGTTCAAGCTGGACAATGTTATTGAGATTCATGATGGGTTGTCTAATGACGTCACTATCAGGGCATACAAGAATGATCCAGTTGTTACGACCGACGTCGATAACTCAGAATCAGGGGCTACCAGCGAGTCTTTGACATAAATCAAAATGGTTTAGGGAGGTGATACCATTGCAGTAATTCTCAACCGTCCAAGTGACGTTAAAAGAAAATTAAATAATATCTCTAGACTTTTACTCGTTTGTGTCTAGGGATAAGAACTTTTAAATCAAAATAGGAAAGGAGCTGTTTTGCTATGGATTATACACCAAACATCGACGCCCAAGGAATGCGACGGCCTATGGGCCCTGTAGACCAACCAAATTGGAATGGAGGACCAAAACTTATTCATAATCCCCAAGTTATGAATAACCAGACTGTAGGGCAGCCTAATCTGGCAAACGCAATGGCAAATCAACGGCCAATTATTCCAATCAGAGGAAGGATTGTAACTTCAGAGCAGGATATTGTACCTGCAGAAATACCAATGGATGGCAGTATTTGTCTGTTTATGACAGAGGATTGCAAGAAGGTTATTGCTAAGCAGTGGAATAGCAATGGCGTTCTGCAAAGTATTATCTATTCTATAAGTTCGAATGAGCAGGCTCAATCAGAGTGTCAAAATGGTGATATGGATCAAAATGAACCAAAAATGATGAACAAGCCAGTTAGCACTTATGGTGCTGCATATGATTCTTGGTCTGATGCAAGAAAACATTATACGAAAACTGGATCATCAGAAGATAAAGAGAGAATGGAAGAGCGTGGAAAAGAACATGTCGAGAAGGCCATTATCTCTATGCGTGATATTTGGAGCGAAGCAAGCCCTGAATTGAAGCGTGCAATGAAAACCGAACTTTCTACATTAGTAGACAACATGACTATCTAAAGAGAACTGCGATTATGGACAGATTCTCAATGAATGGATATTTATGGAGGATAAAGTTCGTAAACCCAAATGACAAAATGCTTATGGATAGGACTGGAAAAATGACATTAGCCACCACAGACCCAAACCTTGCAACTATTTTCATGTCGAGGAGCTTATCTGGTGCACTCCTCATGAAAGTTCTTATCCATGAGCTAGGTCATTGTGCTCTTGTTAGTTACGGTCTGCTAGACGATATTCATAAGGTTGTAAAACCAGAATATTGGATATTAGCAGAAGAATGGGTCTGCAACTTTATAGCCGATTATGGAGCTAAGATATTTTCAATAGCTTATTCTGTATTAGGTAATGACGCATGGATGTTTATTCCTTATGAGCTTGATAAAGTAATCGCATAAGGAGGAAGATTATGGAAAGTATCGTATCAATTATCGTCACTGTGTTGTGTTCGGTTATTGCATCATCTGGGTTCTGGGCATGGATTCAGAAAAAAGATGATAAAAAATCATTGCAAAGTCAGATGCTCATTGGACTGGCCCACGACCGCATTGTGTCGTTAGGGATGGTCTACATCGAACGTGGATGGATCACTAAAGATGAATATGAGAATCTGAGAGACTATCTTTACGAACCGTACAAAGCCTTAGGGGGCAACGGATCCGCAAAAAGAGTTATGGAGGGAGTAAATAGACTCAAGATATTTACAGTACCTCCGACAAAGGAAGGAGAAAGTAAAAATGAAGTTAACGAATAAACAGTATGACATTCTTAAATGGATTGCATTGATTGCTTTACCAGCAGTAGGTACTCTGTATTTCACACTGGCTACTATCTGGGGGTTTCCATACGGAGACCAGGTCGTAGGAACTATTACTGCTGTCGATACTTTTCTTGGTGCTCTGCTTGGTATTAGCACAAGTCAGCATAACAAGCGCAAAGCTGCTGCGGCAAAAAAGCAGTAATGTACATATGATGTCTCTAGACTTTCAATACGAGGGTCTAGGGACGTCAGAGTATCGCCAAGAATTCAGGGTGTGTTTCTTTTTCGCTAAATTTTCATGCGTTATAATGAAGATTAAACCATTATATTTAAGGAGGAATCAAAATGGGTAAGCTGATGTATCAAATTATAATCAAAGAGAATTATGTTAATGACTATATCTTAGGACGGATATCGGGAATACTCGATTGGTGTGCGTACACTGGTGATAATGTAAAATCAACAGACGTATTGCACGTCAATGGAGAATGGATATTCAATTGTAAGATGTATTATGAGACATATCTCGAAATACGAAACTATATAAATCGATGCTATCCAAATATTAAAATCGAATACTTCGAAATTATTGGTGATCGAAGAGTAGAGGCTTAAACAAGGCCTCTTCTTTTTCGCTATATTTTCATGTGTTATAATAGGAGGTGATCAGTATGTTTAAATCAAAATACAAACGTAAATATGATCAGTTAGTATCTGACATCAAAGCTGAGATATGGCTTAACGACGGGATTGTCAAGTTTTATGAAGAAAATAAAGATAAACTTGAAGAACGTGGAGAATATACACCAGCTTTAATGACAGATAAACTATGCAGACAAGAATGCGTTGCTATTTTAGAGCAAATACTGAAACGAGCTGAGGAGGTCTAATTCATGGCCTCTTCCTTTTGCCTCGCATCTAATTCTTATTGTATAATGAGAAATATACTAGACAAAAATATGGAGGTACATAAATATGAAAAAATTATTACAGGTATTCAAAGATGGAAGATGGTTAATTTGTATATTCCCAGTAGCAGTACTTATAATTGCAGTGCTTACTATGATAGGAATTATGAACCCAGCAATATCGTTTGGATGTGGCATTGTTGCATATTTGGTAGCAATTATGTTTAGTTATGATGACGAGGATGAGGACTAATTCAGGTCCTCTCTTCTTTCGCATTATATTCACATGCTATAATGAAGATTAAACATTTAGGAGGTAATTTGATATGAAGAAAGGATTAGAAAAATTATTTGCATTGGTGTCAGCTTTAAGCTTTGCATGCGCACCAACGTTACTAATGTTCATTGGATTCTGGATGATCTACAATGTAGGTCTCTGGATCGGAATAACATTTAGTGCCGTTGGATATTTCGCATCAGTTTGGGAGTATTTCCAATTGCAGACATATTTCGATAAGAGAAAGAAGAAAAATCAAAACACAACTAAATAAAAGTCTAGGGACGCGGGCGATTCAAAGCCCGTTCCTTTTTCGCAAGATATTCTGTTACTATAATAGGAAAGAAAGGAGGAGCTAAAGATGAAAGAATTCTTAGCAAACATAGTAAAGGTATTTATTACATTAGCGATTTTAGGACCAGTAATTGCACTGGTAGGAATCGGTCTTGGAATAGGAGCTTTACTATTCTAACTAGGATGAGTCAGTGGAAACATTGGCTCTTTCTTTTCTCGCATAAAAATCATATTCTATAATGAGAGAATAAAGGGCGATATAGCGGCCGATGAATAATCGGGGACTGCGACAGTTTAAACAGCAACCGGAGCGCGTACTGAGTTAGACACTCATAAAATAGGACGGTACGTGTCCAACGACTTGGGGTTGAAACTCAAGCATTCTCTTTTTTTTATTTTCTCGCATAAAAATCATATTCTATAATGAGAAATAAACTATTATCATAAGGAGGTAATTACAATGAAAGGATTATTAAGCAAACAGATTACTTATGGAGGATGGATCAAAATGACACTGATTGGAACAGCGATTTCAGTGGTAATTATGGCTATTGAATTCATAGGGCTTGGGATTATTGATCGTCCATTCAAAAAGAAAACCAAAAAAGA